ATGGCAGTAAAAAAAGATGAAAAAACAGGTACGTGGTATTTCTATGGTTCGTACAAAATGAAGAATGGGAAGTATAGGCAGTACAAGAAACGTGGCTTCCCAAAAAAGAAAGATGCAGTAAAAGCGGAGATCATATTCAAAGAGAACGTGAAAGACCCATACAAGAATATCACACTTGAGGAATTATTTAATATTTATGCAGCATACACCGAAAAGAGAATAAAAGAAAGCACCTATAAAGTTCAGAATAGATTGCTTGAAAGATGGATTGATATTTTAGGTGATGTGAACGTAAAGTCTATCACAACAAACGATATAGAGGTTGCAATGGAATTAATGATTAATAACGTAGGATATGAAACTGCAAAGAACTATTTGTCTAGAATCAATAAGATGTTGAGATTTGCAGTTCGTAAAGGATATTTAGAAACAAATCCTTGTTCGCCTGTTGAACTGGCTAAAAATCCAAACGAAAAGAAAGTCGAAATGAAGTATTGGACTTTGGAACAATTCAATCTGTTTATTCCTTATGTTGAAAATCCTTTGTATCATCTTCTATTCGACAATCAATTTTATATGGGGATGAGAATTGGTGAAACACTAGCGTTGACTTGGGAAGATGTGGATTTAGAAAACAATACGATTGCAATTAAAAAGACATGGTCAAAAGACTTACATAAAATCACAACCCCAAAAACTCCAAACAGTTATAGAACAATCACAATGCCCCAGTTCTTATCGGATGAATACAAAGAGTTTAAAGAGATGTTGGATGTTCCTGAGAAATCATTTGTATTCGGGATAGATATACCCGTATGCAATACGACAGTTAGAACGAGGATGAGAGAAGCTATTAAAATTGCAAACGAAAATAACGAAGAACAAATACCTATCATTCGTATACACGATTTAAGGCACTCATGTGCTTCGTATATGATTGGCAATATGGTAAGAGATGGAAGCTCACATTTTAGCTTGTATGACGTTGCAAAGCGCTTAGGAGACAATCTGAGCACTGTATTGAGTGTTTATGCTCACTGGCTACCTCAAGCCGATAAAGGAATTGCTAAATTAATGGATAAAGACAAAGCACTAGATTAATTTCTAGTGCTTTTTTATTAGTAAAAAGAAAAACACACTCTTTAGCGAGTGTGCCTTCCATGAAATAGAGAGAGATGAAAATACAGTTGCCTATTTACAGGCACTTAAAGTTTACCATGTTTTAATGCGGACGTTTTGTGCTACCAAAACAATACATATAATAAAATCAAAATGAAAGTTATAATAAAGAACGGTAATACGTACTTAAAGAAGAACGCAATAACAAGCAAATAAAAAAATCCACTTATTACCGTATCTATTATACTTCCTGTAGCTTTCCCTATACCCAATAATCCAAGTGTTAGTAAGCAAACAAATATAATCATTTATATCATCTCCATTCAATAATTATTATTCTACACCACTGAATTTACAAACTAGTTTCCCAATAATTCTAAAACACTCGTTAGTAACATCAATAATTATTGGGTCGTATTTTGGGTTTGCACTTTCCAATACAATCATTCCATTATTTAATCTTCTAAATATCTTGCATACACAATCATTTCCATCATTGATACAGAAAGAGCCGATTTGTCCACTTTCCAACACGTTAGTTTTCTCAAATATTAGTGTGTCTCCATCATTGATTCCTTTTCCAATCATGGAATCACCTTTTGCAATATTAGCAAAGTACTCCTTGTTAGAATTTATATACCTATCGGGAACGGCAATATAGTCTTCGATATTTTCTTCAACAAATAATCCCATACCGCAACATATAGAAGAATATAAAGGAATTGATTTATCTTTGATATCTTTCAAAGGGAAATAATTAGGATCGTCACCCCAACCAATCAAGTAGAATGGTGAAATCCCTGTAGCACCTCCAATTGCATTTACGACATCAACAGGAACTTTAGTTGTTACTCCTTGAGAATATCTTTGTAAGGCTGATTTAGAAACTCCTGTCCTCTTTTCTAATTCAACAAATGAATACCCGCTTTTTTCTATTGCTTTTTTAATCCTATCAGATACTACATTATTCATTAATATCCACCTCCTAAAGTATTATCTGCTAAATATATTATATTTGTAATATCCCAATTTAGCAATGACATAATAAAAAATTTAAAACAAATATCCCAAAAAAGGGCTGACACTTAATTCAAACGTGATATACTTTAGGTGTCCCGATAAAGGGATGAAAGAGGTGAGAATTTATGGACAGAGGGCTTTATAAAATGATGCTCGAAAGAAACAATATGTCACAAAGAGAGTTAGCAGAAAAGCTTGGAATCAGCAAAAACTCACTCTCTTTAAAAGTAACAGGCAAATGTAGACTTTATACGGATGAAGCTACTAAAATGTGTGAAATTTTGCATATTGATAAAGATGAAGACAGAGCAAAAATTTTTTTAAGATAAACATCCCTAAAAAGGGATATAAACAGAAATGAAGGAGATTGAATAAATGAACGAATTATTTAATGTAACTACAAATGGTGACAAGTTAACTTTGTCGGCTAGAGAGTTGCACAAAGAATTAAATGTTACGGACAGATTTACAAGATGGTTCGAACGAATGGGAGAATATGGATTTGAAGAAAACATAGATTTTACAAGTGTGAAAAGTTCCACACTTGTTAATAACGGAGCGACTAGAGAATTACAAGACTACCAAATCACACTTGATATGGCAAAAGAAATCGCAATGCTCCAACGTAACGAAAAAGGAAAACAAATCCGTAAAAAGCTGATCGAATTAGAGAAGGCATGGAATAGTCCTGAAAAAGTTATGGCTCGTGCATTAGACATTGCACATAAAACAATTGCTAATCTTCAAATCGAAAACGAAGAAATGAAACCGAAAGCGATCTTTGCAGATGCAGTTGCAACTAGCGATACTTCAATTCTAATTGGTGACTTAGCTAAATTGATCAAACAGAATGGCACAGATATTGGTCAAAAACGATTGTTTGAAAGAATGCGAAATGACGGATATTTGATTAAGACAGGTACTTCAAAAAATATGCCAACTCAAATGGCAATGGAAAAAGGATTGTTTGAAGTTAAAGAACGAACAATAAGCAATCCTGATGGTTCAACAAGAATCACGAGAACCACAAAAGTGACAGGCAAAGGTCAGATTTATTTCATTAATAAATTCAAAAATGCATAAAACGATAAGAAAGGGTGAATAAAATGGCAGAACAAAGTGGAAGATTAGAAAGTGACAGATTAGATTCAATTAGATTATTCCAAGACTCGGTGCATTGGGAAGGAAAAGTTTTTGATGTGCTAATTAAGAACGGATGTTCTAAGGAAGATTTAGTAAACGTATCTTCAATGCTTCAAACCATTTATATGTGTGGATTTGAAGTAGGGAAAAGATGTGTAAAGGAATGAAAGTGTTGCTTGGCTATAGAGACATCATGGAACTTGGTGTTTCTAAAAAAACCGCATACAAGATGTTGAATCTCATATGCGAATCTGAGGCTTACAAAAAGTCCAATCTATCCAAAGTGATAGATACAAAGAAAGTTCCAACAAAGTTATTTATCAGGATGTTTCCTGAGTTCAAAGAAAGGTGTGAACAACATGATGAATGTAGATGATTTAAGAGAGTTATATGACAACAGATACATTGATGAAGATGAGGAGGAAGAACAAGATGAGTACAGTTACGAAGACTACTGTTTCGACTTCTGCAAAGCAGAAAGAGACGAAGAAGCCTGGTTCTAAATCAACCGCAAAGAAGAAAGCAGTTGAGTTAGGCGATTGTATCACGCTTCCTTCTTTTGCCAATAACGAGTATGAAACTCAATATTCTATGGCGGTTAGAAGTCAAAAACAGACTCACATGGTTAATCGAGCCGCTAAATTCAATTACATTTGCTCGTTAATCTGTTTCTTAGTTTCTCTAGCTTTCATTGTGATAGCTAATTGGTACATAAGAGGTTTGTAAATTGAGGGGAGGAAGTAAAGATGAATCTTTACCAAGACACCGATAAATTCAGTGTCGAAAAGTATGGAAGTCATGAAGAATGGTTAAAAAAGCGTGGATGTGGTATTGGTGGCTCGGATGCAGCGTGCTTCATGAATTTAAACCCATGGAAAACGCTTAATCAGTTGTGGCATGACAAGAAGTTTGGATCACAACAAATCACAAATGATGCTATCGAGTATGGCAATACTGCAGAGCCTTGTTTAAGAACGTTATTTCAAGCCAAACATCCTGAGTTAGATGTTCAGTACGTTGACAATGTAACGTTGGTATCTAAGGAACATGAGTTCTTGAGATACAGTCCTGATGGATTGATTTACAACAAGGAAACAGGAGAAAGAGGAATCTTAGAAATCAAAACATCTAAGATAGTCAATTCTCAGAGTTTACAAAAGTGGGGTTCTAAAGGAAATGAAACAGTTCCCGATAACTACTATTGCCAAACATTAGAAGGATTAATTGTTACGGATTTTGACTTTGTTATCTATTGTGCAGAACTAAGATTTGCAGATGGTGATGCACGAATCATTGAGCGTTCATATCGTAAAGAAGAAGCTTTAGACAGTATGAACGATCTAAAACAAGCAATGATAGAAAAATGGGATAGGTACTTCATAAGTGATGTAGAACCACCTATCACATTGTCTATATAGAAAAAGAGGAGATGGAAATATGGAATTTAATTTAGAGGTACGTGCACAAAATGGAAAAGTGTACACAAATGCTAGTGAATTATTACCTGATATTCAAGAAGGCTTAAAGCACTACAACTATGTAGTAGATGAAGGAAACTACAAGAAGGCTAAAACAGATAGAGCTGCTTTAAACAATTTGGTAAAGCTTGTATCTGATAAGCGTAAGCAAGTTGAAAATGATGTCTTTGCTCAGTGGATTCAAGATAAGAAAGACATTATGCAAGTCGAAAAGACTATCAAAGAAGCATCCGATAAATTGGGTGCTGGAATCAATGATATTGATAACGCAGAAAAAGAATTAAAGCGTAATCAAATCAAAGAATTATGGACAAACATGACAAATGATAAGTACCCATTTGATTTAGTCTTTGAAGATAGATATTTAAATAAGTCTGTTAAGAACAAAGAAATTGAAGAATCGTTGAATAACAAGTTCTTGAAAGCCGAAGAACAATTATCTTTTATTGAAGCTTCTTTACCTGAGGATGAATTACAGGCAGAACAAGTTATCCAATTGTTCTGTAAGACATTGGATTTAAGCAAAGCTACAGAGAGAATCAATGAAATTAAGGAAGCCAAAGCAAAACTTCAAGAAAAAGTAAATGCTCAGATTGAACAATCTAAACAAGCACAAGCTATGAATCAAACAACGATTCCTCAGAGCCAATTAGAAGCTCATGAAAGCAAAAGTCAAACTCAAGTAAGAAGATACTGCGTATTCCGTATTGAAGGATCTACGGAAGAGTTACAAGCTTGCAATCCAATTTTAAATCAACTTATTAAAGAACATGGTGTAAAAATCAATATTTTAGAAAAAGGAGAATGTTAAATGTTACAAAACAATATTGCAAAAAAGAATGACAATCAATTGGTAGAATTTTCTGCCAACGGAGAAAAAGTTAAATTATCTCCAGCTATCGTAAGAAATTACTTAGTAAATGGAAATGGTCAAATTACAGACCAAGAAGTTGTGTATTTCATTAATTTGTGTAAATCGCAAGGCTTGAATCCATTCATTAAAGACTGCTACTTAATCAAGTATGGAAGCACTACACCAGCTCAAATGGTCGTTTCAAAAGATGTTTTCTTGAAACGTGCCGAAAGAAATTCAGAGTTTGATGGTTTAGATGCAGGAATTATCGTAATTAATAACGAAAGCGGTGAGTTAACTTACCGAAAAGGTGCTTTCTACTTGAAAGATCGTGAAGAAGTTGTTGGTGGATGGGCAGATGTGTTTAGAAAGAATGTATCTCATCCAACTCACATTGAAGTCTCATTTGAAGAATACGCAGGAAGAACTAAGGACGGAAAGCTTAACTCACAATGGAGCACGAAAGCTGCAACAATGATTCGTAAAGTCGCCATCACTCAAGCATTAAGAGAAACATTCCCTAACGATTTCCAACAGATGTATTCAGAGGAAGAAATGAATGTGGATATGAAATTGGATGAAACTCCAATCCAACAACCTACAAACATTGTTGAGCAAGCACCTGTTCAACCACAAACATATTCGCAAACCGAAGAACCACAAGGGTTACAACCCGAAGGTGTAAGTCTTGTATAAATCAAAACGTAGCCAAGCTACAGATATTCCTAAATCAGTTAAAGATACTGTATGGGAAAGAGACGGGAGAATGTGTATCTTTTGCGGTTCTCCCTTCGCATTTCCCGAAGCACATATAATCCCTAGGTCAAGTGGAGGACTTGGGGTAGAAAAAAACATTATTACAGTGTGTAGAAGGTGCCACAATCTTTTAGACCAAAGCACAAAGAGAGAGAAAATGCTAGGAATTGCCAAAAGATATTTAGAACGCATCTACGGACATATTGATGAATCAGAGGTGAAATATAATGCTAAGTCAAAATGAACTGTTGTTTAAATACAATCCATTCAAAGTTAAATATTGGAAAGATGAAGAAATCCAAGAGCAACTTTCAATCTTAGTTGATGCTTATATCTCTGATGCAGAAACAGTAATGGAAATGGCGTTAAATGTCGAAAACCTAGCGAATCAAATGTTCTTAATTGGTGAAATGATTGCTAGATTACAGGAAAGCTCAAACATTTTGAAAGCAGACATTGAAAACAAGACGAATCAAGCTATTTATGTAGAACGTAGTACTTGGGAACGTGAACATGACGGAAAAGCGCCTAGTATTAAATATTTTGAAGCTTTAGCAGGTCAAAAAGTTTCTGAGGAAAGAACTAAGTTTGCAAAAGTTGATTCTGATTTAAAACGTTTCAAAACTGCTTACGAGAGTATTGAAGCTAAGATGAATTCAGAAAAGAAAAAACTTGATGCTACTAAGTTTGAAATTGGAGGTGCGTAAGATGATTTTAGGCATTGACCCAGCAAATGAATACAGTGCATTTGTTGTAGTTGAGAATGATTTATCGGCAGTTGTAGACAAAGGAAAAATTCCTAACAAAGAATTGCAAGATAAAATCTCAAATTGGAAAGCAGAGAATTATCCAATTGATTATGTAGCAATTGAAGGAATACAAAGTTTCGGTATGCCTGTAGGTCAAACAACATTTGAAACTTGTTACTTTATAGGACGCTTATTGCAGCAATTTGAATCTTTTGATATTGAACCCACATTAATATACCGAAGTGAAGAAAAAATGACTCTATGCCACTCTATGAAAGCGACAGACGCAACTATTAGACAAGCTCTGATTGATTTGTTCGCTAAAGACACTCCAAACAAAGGAAAAGGTAAAAAATCAAATCCAGGTTATTTCTACGGATTCAAAAGTGACATCTGGAGTGCGTTTAGTGTCGCAATAACGTTTCATACAAAGTACATAGGTACAGAATGCTAGGAGGTGTGAAGTATGGCGATCGTTAGAGTTGTAAAGAACAAAGACTATACAGTGATGAGCAATGCACATTTGCACGATAAAAGACTATCACTAAAAGCGGTTGGATTATTAAGTATTGTATTAAGTTTGCCTGATGATTGGCATTATACAGTAAAGGGGCTTGTTGGAAGTGTTAAGGACGGAGAAAGAGCGGTCAATGGAGCGCTTTCTGAACTGAAACAATGTGGATATTTACAGGTAAATAAATTATATCCAAATTCAGAAAGAAGCAAAATCGAGTATCAGTATGTATTTTATGAAAAACCTCAAGACCTACAAAACGTACCTCTTGAGCAAGACATACAAAATGTAGACCTACAAAACGTAGGAATACAAAATGTAGACCTACAAAACGTAGGAATACAAAATGTAGACCTACAAAACGTAGGTGCTTATATAAATACTAATAAACAAAGTACTAATAAACAAAATACTAAAGAATTAAATACTAATGAATATAAAGAAAAAAATAACAAAAAAGAAAGTGTTAATTCTGTTATTGCAGAGTATACAGAAAGCAAAGAATTGCAAGACGCATTGCATGGTTTTGTTGAAATGAGAAATAAAGCAAGAAAGCCTTTGACTGCTAGAGCTATGAAGTTGTCTTTAAATAAATTAAATGAATTAGCATTAGATGATGTTACCAAGATTGCTATTGTAAATCAGAGCATTGTACATAGCTGGTCAACATTCTATAAGTTGCAGAATAACAACAACAACGGTCAAAGACAATTGACAAGAAAAGAAATGGGGTATGCATTTTGACATTAGAAGAAACTGAAAGAATCTTACAGGTGCTAAGAATCAATTACCCAATGAGTTACAAAAACATGACTCAAGAAGATACACAAGCCTATTTAAAACTTTGGCAAGTATCTTTTAAGAATTATGAATATTTAACTGTAGCAAATGCAGTCAATCAAATCATCCAAAGTGATACAAGAGAGTTTGCTCCAAATGTAGCACAAGTAAAAACGAGAATTAGTAAAACTGCGATTGGAAAAACAAAGGAAGCTGGAGAGGCTTGGGAAATCGTTTTAAGGAACGCTAAGTGTGACCCTCATACTAGTAAGGTAAACTACGATAAACTGCCTAGAAACATTCAGAAAGCGCTCGGAGGGAGCTATTTGTTAAGAGATATTGCGTGGAGTAATAAAAAAGACTTGCAATATTACCGAGATAGATTTTTACAGGCTTATAAAGAGATTTGCGAAGAAGAAGTGCAGTTATTAAATTCAGGTCAAATAAGTTTGGAAATGTATCAACAACACGATCAATTGCCTGCCCCTCCAAAAAAGGAGGAAGGTATGAAGATGTTGGGAGATTTGATGAACGGATAAGAAAGGGAGGGGTAGCAAGTGCAATATTATATGTTGGATAAAAACGATATATCAGTTGTACGTGGAATCGTATCTTCAAAAGAAGTAATGAGGGAATTGTGCATTACAAATGCTCAGTTCTCCAAAATGGTTCGGAACGAGGAAACCTACAAAGGATGTATTCTTCTTCCTGTTGAAACTGATAATGAAGAAAGAAGAAAAGTAACAAGTGAAGATGCTGAACAATTCCAACTACTAGGCGAAAGTAAAACAGGAATCAGATATTACATTACAAGTTATTTAAGAGTTGTTTCTGTTGATCTAAAAGGAAAACAAAGGGAAATGAAAGCTAAAAAGGAAACGGAATCAATTTACAGAGTTGTAGTGAACTTTAAAGAAGGAAAACGATACTTGAATGTATTATTTGAAGCCTACAAAGCTTTTGTTGGGGAAATTGAAAAAAATGATTCTATCGTTTGGGATGGTGAAATGAAAATTGAAAACCTAAGAGTTATCAAATTAGCTCAGATACAAGGATTGAGAAACAAGAAGAAAGTGAGAATAGGCGATACAGTCTATAGCTCAATTGCCGAGTGTGCTAGAAAGAATTTCATTTCTAAATCACATATGTATCAGATGATAGAAGGAATCAGACCTAATTCAATAGGTGTTGAATTTGTATAAAGGAGTTGAAAAGAAATGAACAGAGTAATTTTATCAGGCGAAATCGGTAGTGATATCACTTTAAAGAAAACCGCTACAGGACAAAGCCTATGTAACTTCTCGATTGAAGTTAAGGAAAAAGGAAAGAATGGACAAGAGTTTAAATCTTTCTTCGATTGTACTGCGTGGGGAGAAAATGCAGAACATATTAATCAATATGGATTTAGAGGACAACACATTGCAGTTGACGGAAAGCTTCAGAAAAGCTCATACACGAACAAAGAGAATCAGAAGGTGTATAAGACTAGCGTGTATGTAATGGACGTAGAATTGGCTTTAAACAATGCGACAATGCCACAAACACAAGCTTATCAACAACAAGCAAGTCAACAATCGTATCAACCTCAACAACAACAGATGCAGCATCCACAAACAGTACCATTTACAAATCAAGTAAATTACCAATCATATCCTAATAATGATGATTTGGGTGAAGGGATGCCATTCTAGATGATTGCAAAAAGATATGATGATGAGCTTATGTACAGTGTTCAAAGATGTGAGGGAGATAACAAATACAAATACTGTACAAAAGACGGAAAATTAGCTTTTAAGAAACCAAGTAAAGATTTTCTAGGGGTAACAAAGCAAAACTATAAGAATGTGTATGTTATCAATGGAGAAATTTATATTGGGGAATATGTTGATAAATAACATTTACGGAAGATTTGCTTCATTCTTTAAAAGCCACGAATTAAAAGAAGCGGATAAGTATATAAAGCGTGTGTTTCAAAACGCTGAGTTTTATATAGATTACGAGCACGCACTAGTTTTTGAAAGAATAGGCGAAGATAAAGAAATTGATCTTGATTATCATACAGTAATAAACGGAGTTGCTTATGATGGGACTTTCACAAGCAATTATAACGAGTTAGTTAAATATTTTGATGAATCAAAGGCTCAAGAAAAGAAATCCAAAGTATTTACGTGCAATGGTAAAAAGTATGAACAAGAAACGTTGTTTTAAATAGGAGTAAAAGAAGATGAAAGTACATTGTTTATTTGAACAATCAGGAACATTCAAGAATGAGTTCAGAAAGCTAGGAATCAATGCTTATGACTACGACATTCAAAATGAGTTCAATCAAACTGATTATGTTATTGATTTGTTCAAAGAGATTCGGGGGGGGGTATCATAACGAACCTTCCATATTTGACGGGATAAAGAAAGACGATTTAATCATTGCTTTCTTTCCTTGTACAAGGTTTGAAGCAAAAGTTCCTCTTTGGTTTAGAGGACAAGCCCAGCAACAGAAAAATTGGGATGATATAAAGAAATTAGAATATAGCATGAAGCTGCATGATGAACTACATGAGTTATATGAATTAATCAGTATGTTAGTTGTTGTAGCAGAAAAAAGAGGATTGCAGATGATTATTGAAAATCCATATACGCAACCTCATTACTTAACAAGTTATTGGTGCATAAAGCCTTCTATGATTGATAAAAATAGAAGAATGGACGGAGATTATTTTGAGAAGCCGACTCAATATTGGTTCATTAATTGTGAAGTACAAAACAACTTAGATTTTGAGCCTATTGAATTTGTACCTAAGAAAGTAATTTCTAAGGTAAAAAAAGGTGAATACAGTGTGCAAACACAAAGAAGTATGATTCATCCACAATATGCACGAAGATTTATAAAACAGTATGTTTTGAAGGAGTAAAGAATGGATAAGCGTAAAAGAGAAAGAATGTTAGCGAAAGCAAATTACATCAGAAAAGAAGAAATCAATTTATGTAGGTTCGTTGAAATTTGCTATTCGGTTATTGAAAGAAATATCGAAGGAAAATGGGAATATGTAGGCAAAGTAAAAGAAAAAGGATTGCAAATCAGGAATAGAGTTTATTTATTTGATGATAAATATAAATTAGCTCATTACAAAGGCACTAAAATTTTAGAAGTTTTTGAGGAAATTCCTGAATGGGCAACTCCTAAAATGATTGAAAGATATGAAGAATTTAAAGCGGAGCAAAAAGGAAAACTATTGTTTTCAAAATAGGAGTAAAAACATGGAAAAATATTTATTTAAGGCGAATATATTCGCTAAATTATCAGAAATCGTAGAAGCTGATTCAGAAAAAGAAGTTATGGATAAGATTAGAAAACAAGAATCTTTTGAAATTAAGCAAGAAGTTTTGAGACTTTATCCATCATCAATTGAGATTAGAGAAATCAAAGAAAAAAAGGAGAAAAACAACATGGAATTAAAAGAAACAGTAGAGTTGATGAACTCTGTAGATTACAAGGACAGATTCATTGCAGAATATCATCAAGTAAAAATCAGATATGAGAAATTGAAGAATTTCTGCAACAAAATTGAAGTAGAGACAATGCTTGGGAAAGAAGTAACTAAACATGATTGCCAACTTGAACTATTAAGAGAGCAACAAAAATACATGGGATTGTATTTATCTGTTCTTGAAAAAAGAGCGTTGATTGAAAATGTTGAATTATAAAAGGAGAACCAAATGACAAGTACAGAATTAATTAAAGATATGCTTGAAAGACAGAAATCATATGATACGGAAGTATTTAAGAAACATAATGTTGACTATGTTTCTAAAAGCCAATTAGAAAGTGCATTGTTTGACGAATTAGGAGAATTGATGCACGCTCAGAAATCAGATTGGTGTTGGTGGAAGTTCACTCAAGAACCAAAAGACGAAGCTAAAGTATTTGAGGAATACATTGATGTTGTTCACTTTGCATTGATGTACGAAATCAAGTTTGGTTCAGGATGTTATCAATATGAAGATATTAAGTGGAATTATAACAAGTTAAAAACGGATTTAGGATTTGGACAGGCATATGCATTTAGTTGTGTAATCAGTTTAACACGAGATGATAACGTATTAGCTTACGTAATCGCATTAGGATTGCATTTAGGATATTCGATTGGGGAAATCTACAACGAATACATTCGCAAGAATGAGATCAATAAAGAAAGATTAGCGAAGGGGTACTAGGTATGTGGATTAGAAGTCAAGATAGAAAAGCATTATTAAATGTAAATCAAGTATTAATTAGTCCAAGTGTAGATGGAAGCATATATTACATAAACGATTCTTTAGGAGAAGAAAGTAATGTATTAGGTGTTTATTCAACCGAAGAAAAAGCTCTAAAAGTTTTAAACGACATTCAAGAATTTAACGAGTGTACGTATTCTGAAATGTTCCAAATGCCACAAGATTTGGAGGTTGAAGTATGAAATTAATAGAATTGCTTCCATTGATTGAATGGCCTAAAGTAAACGTTTATGAAAAAAGAAAATATATACAATCTAAATTTATCGTATCGGTTAATCCAAAAAAGAATAAAGAATGTATTTCCAGCAATTTATTAGACAGAGAAATTTATTCAATATCAATAAGTTATAATCATGAATTCAACATTTACGTTTGCAATAAGAAAGCTGATGAAGAATTTATTAAAAAAGCGATTTCAATTGGATTGATTCAAGATGTTAATAATGATGATTCAAATGAGGAGGATGATTTTTAATGGAAGCGTTTGTTCAAATGCCACTAGGAACATATGATACGTTAAAGTTTAATAACGAGTATTTAAAAAGAAAGCTAAAAGAGGAACAAGAATCACATAGTGAAGATGTTGCACAAGCAAAAAAAGAAATAAATGATTTAGTTGAAAAAATAGAGAAGTATAAGCAATACATCTTAGAATGCAGATGTAAATTGATGGAAGTTGATAGCTTTTCACTAGGTTACTATTTGGATATAAATTCATTTCATTATGGAATGTATTATAAAGATGAATTATTAAAACTAGGTTTCACAAAGCAAGAAATGGATGCATTTATACTCGATAGATATGAAGAATTAGTGAAATAGAAAGAAGAAGATACAGATGATTAAATTAAAAAATGGATACGGAATTACATCTGATGGAAAAAGCTATACGCTAGTTCAAGATTCAATTCAAAAAAGCAAAGACGGAGTAGAAACGGAAATCAAGAAACAGATTTCCTTTCACTCAACATTAGAAGGAGCTTTACAGAGCTATTCTAACAATCGTATGGCAGATTTAGTTTCTAACGTAGATTTAGACTTGAAACAAGTTAAAGAAGCTATTGACGAATTAAAGAGGGAGATAAAGGAATATGAATAAAAAATACGAATACAATGGAAATATTTATTGTGAAGATGATTTATCAGAAGAAATATACAACTATGGTGGAGATTTAGATGATTTATTTTCTGATTTATTGAGAAACAAAGATATTGAAGAAACTACTTATTATTCCGCTAAAGGCGCTTGTAGTTCTGATGAATATTATGAAGATTACAAAGAATTAATTAAAGAAGAATATGAAAAGTTAGGGATTGAGGTGTTACAAGGCTATGAATAAATATAAAGAAGCGTTAGATGAGATTAAAAACATAGTGTTAGATGAAAGTAGTGATGGATATCGAACTGCAAAGTATTTACAAAACTTTTATTATAGTTCATGCGAAACATTACAAGAATTGGTTGAAAGAGCAACCCCAAAAAAGTTGGTAGCTACAAGGCATACACGAAGATGTCCATCGTGTAATAGACAGATGAGTGATATTAACAATGCGCATCCAAACATGAAATTTTGTCCCAATTGTGGACAAGCTCTAGATTGGGAGATGAGAAGATGACTGCTAGAGAAATGTTTAAAAAGCTAGGGTATAAAAAATGTGCTTTTGGCGATTGTATTTCCTATGAAAAAGGAAGTATTATGCGTTACATAATTCAATTTAATTTAAAAGATAAAATCTTTTATTCATATACGGAATGTGGAATGGCAAATTCAATAAAAAGTTTAACTGCAAATGAGTTAAAAGCGGTTCAACAACAGATGAATGAATTGGGGTGGATTTAATGAAAACAAAACAAGAATATCAAGAATCGTTAAATCGAATGGAAGAAGCATATTACAGTTCAGACAACTCAATGGGTGCAATGAGCAGATTCAAAGAAGATATAAATTTAATTACAGAATTAGTAAATGAGAATTTTAAAGAGAATGTTGAAACTAACCTTGAGCATTACAAGGATAGAATAATTGAAGTGTGTATTGATGAATTAGCTATTTCAAAAGGAAAAGTTGTTGAATGCTGCGCAATACCATGTAGTGAATGTGATTTTGAAGATAAAAACGGTCACTGTATTGGTAATCATGAAATAATGAAATGGCTTAAACAACCATACAAAAAGCTACCATATAAATTGAGCCAGTGGGAATATGATTTATTGAATGCATATAAAAATAGTGGAATGCGACAGTGTATTTCAAATTACGGTACTTTGCTTGAAATGTATGGAAAAGGACATTTTAAAGGCATTGATACAAGTACCCCGATTCGTGAAATCTTAGATAATTGTAAGGTGGTATGATGATTTATTTCTTTGCAGGATTTTTCATAGGGGGCATAGCAGCAATGCTCCTTTATTCCTTAGTTGTTTCAGAACGAATTAATGAATTGGAATTAGAGAATGGTAGATTGATTGATGATCTCAACAAAGCTGAATATGAAGCAAGAAAGTATAAGTATCGAAATAGAGGAGTGTCGTATGATGGGTTTGAAGAAACGAAATAAACCTAAAGAAAGTACGAATGTACAAATTAAATTGAATGTTACTGTTTCTGATACAGAAAACAGTAATTCATGTAATATTGTTGATTCATTATTAAACGATATTTGGAATATTGCATTGGCAAAAGAAGGGGTAGAAGCTCAAAGTATGACTTCAAAATACATGAAGGAGAAAATAGCAAAATGATGTATTTAAGCATGGCAATTCACAATATAGCGGTAATGATATTTACTGCATACATGGTAATTCATGTTCATCCTATTTGGGCAGTGTGTATCTTATTAATTCAGAGAATTGGAACAAAAGTTGTGCGTGCTCCAATTGAGAGTGATGAGGATGATGCAAAGGATGATGTATACGGGATGGATTGGAATGAAGAAGATGATTACAACAACTCAAGTAGAGACAAGTTTTAACAACATAGAAAAAGCTCTGAAAGATAACGGATTCTATGCACTTTATGACGATATGGTATTAATTAAACAGGCTTTAATCGAGAGAGATAGAAAAATATACGGATTGCAGCAGCATAACAGAAATTTAGAGGATAAATTGGGAAGGATAGGAGGTTATCATTATGGAAATCCTAAACAATAACATTTATTGGTGTGATTTGCCAAAATATAGTAATACAATTCTTTATAAAAGGAGACCTTGTATCGTTATTTCAAACGATATTCAAAATAAAGGTAGCAAAACAGTAAATGTAATTCCAATTACTAGCAATTTAAAAAGAGTGGATTTACCTTGTCACGTTATGATTGATACAGGGCATGAGTGCGGAATGGCGAAAGCTGAACAAATCTTAACAATCAACAGAGAAAATGTTAAGTGGCATATAAAATCACTCGATTGGCAAGAAGCAAAAGAAGTAAAATGTGCATTATTAACTCAAATAGGAATTATCTAAAGGAATTGTTTAAATGCCTAAAAGAGATACAGAATACGAGCACTTTAAAGAAAACTGCGGAGGATGGTTTAACTACCATGGCAATATAGGTCTAAGAGCAGGGGATGTCGCAATGGCAACGCTATTTGATGAAACTGAATTAGTGCAAATTGTATTGACTAAACCTTATACTTTCAATCGCTGGTGGTGTAAGATCGTTGGTTTCAATAGTGATGGAATTGAATATCTAGTTGATAGAACAATAATATTTCAAATTTTGATAGACAAAGACTATAACTTGCGAAGAAAAAGAAGAAAAAACCCTTAAAATCAATTTAAACACGTCTAGAAGTGATTCTAACGAGCAAAATAGATTGAAACGAGTATTTGTTAGGGTAAATAAAGAAAAGGCTAAAAACACGTTTAAAACGATAAATATGTTTATAGCCTTTTTTAGTCTTATGTAGTAAAATATATGTATGAACACTTACAACAATTACATTATGTTCTTATCTGATTTAATGGCGATAGAACCGCCTGTTGTTATTTATCAGAAAGACGGGAAAGCCTACTATGGAAACGGGCAAAAAACAGAAAGTTTCCAATTAAAACAATCTGCCAAAGCAACAACAATCGTGAAAGAGAATAAAATCTATGTAGATTTAGATAAATTCAAGGATGAAATAGATCTTTATTTGAGTTTGGCACATGAAGTTAGACATTGCGCTCAATATCAGGCTATAAATGATGTTGGATTGGCGGATATTGCTACTCCTGAAATGCTCAAAATTTGGAAAAAGGAGTTAAAAGAGTATAAAGGAAGCGAAAATGAAGGATATGAAACCCAACATATAGAGTTAGATGCATTTGCATTTGCGTGGTTTATTGGGGTATCTGTATTCGGGGTGGAATTACACTTAAATGGGGTTAGAAGTGGAAAGCAGCTACTTTCAAGCTACATACAGTTCATTTCTAACAACTATAGCATTGAAGAACTAAGGGATTGCCTAGAATATTCAGGATTTGCTTATAACAGAAATCAAGCCTAGAAAAATAGGCTTTTTTAATTTACCTATTGATAAATATATCGTTATATGCTATACTATGTATGTAAAGAAAAGTAGAGGTAATGACAATGGCAAAAACAAGTGAAGCGAGATTAAGAGCAACTAAAAAGTATGAAAAAAATAATGTGACTCAGTTATGCATTAAATATGTTACGAAAAATAATCAGGAAATTTTAGACAAACTGAACTCAGTACCTAGCAAAGCAGATTATATAAGAAAACTGATCTTAGCAGATTTAGAAAGAGAAAAGAAAGAGGCTAATAACAAATAGCCTTTTTTTATCGGCTTTTTTTCACACGTCTGCATTTAAAAATGGTATAATATATGTAGTTAAGGAGTACCCAAAAAAGACCAAATATTGCCACTCCTTGACGAGACATTTTTTACTTCTACTTACTCAAGAATGAGTGCCTCGGGGAGACCTGAGGATATTATAACGGTGTAAGTGCAATATTTAATTGACGGGGGAGGGTGCAATAGAAATAACACCTATGAGTGCAATGAAACTGCCCCGTATTCTTCAATAGTCCCCATGATTCGCAGTAGCCACCCAATCACAACAGGATTTGCGTGAAATGTGGCCTTATATCGCAACAGAGGTCGGGGGAAAGAAGAAAAACAAGTTGATTCAGAGATATAGAAACGTCCATACAGTCAAATATGCGTAATAAACACGATAAGTTCCAAAATGTTTATACTAATGTTTGCACACGATTGTTTAGGTTGGTTCATAAATTGTCATCACGTAGTCATATACTACTACTTTGAAATGAATAGGCAGATATTTCATTTCATACTCCTTTAGAAATTCTTATTAATTCTATATCTTGTCGATTGTATGGTTTAAAAGGTTCTGTATTGAGCACACAGAGCCTATATTATACGTATTCTGCATATTTTAAAACGATTGATCTATGAAAAAGCGATATATCTAAGTCCCTCGGCATATATATAATAGGAAAGAGGTTCGGGGGAGATAAAGAGGGGTTTTGACCTCGGGGGAAAGAAGAAGTGAGGAGCTACGTCCTCCACAGAGCCTTCCAACACCTATAAGAAGAAGATATATACTCTATTATTACTAGTATTAACTACCTATCAAGTTCTAATGTAGTTTGATGGGTTTTTTTATTGCTTTATTTGCTTTAATACTCATTTGTTCACGAAAAATAAGTGAAATCCTTTATTTAAAGGGGTTTTTAAGTGTTCCAAAAAGAAAAAATTGTCAATATAAAAAATAAATTTTGTATTTTGTATTTTGTAATCGGCGAAAAATTTTGTATTTTGTATATTTTGTATTTTGTAAATTGTTCACGATTTGTAGACAAAAACACGGTGTAGTACGAAAATATCCGCTATTATATTCACGATTCGTGAACAAAAAGTGAAAAAAGGCTTGATATTATAAAGACATCATGGTATAATAACAGTGTAAAGAAAAGGGGTGACATCCAAAAATAAGACATAAAAAAATGATCATGTTAAGCGTCCAAACTTGAAACATGACCATTCAAAAAGCGTATATATATAATTATAGAATAGAATGGAGTAAAGCCCCAACAAATATATATACGTCCTTATTATAACTTAATTGGGGCTAAAAAGGAAATGGAAAAGAAATATTATTATGGAAATGCGATTAGTGATTACGGAATGGAACACGGTTACGTTGATTATGCTACACTTGCAAAGTGTTTTGACGCGGTTTTAAATAACGACATTATGTCATTGACATATGACATAGGTTCATGGGATCAAGTAAGCGGCATTGTTGACAACACGGACGAGATAGAAGAACTGGAAGAAAAAAGGGACGAGTTAGAAGAAGAAAGCGAAAACAGCCCATCACAAATTCTAGAAAATGAAATAAATGAAATAAATGAACAAATAGAAGAGCTTGAAAACGAACAAGACAACGAACCAGAAGTATTTCAGTGGTTTATTGTGGATGATTGGGGGGCTAGATTGTTACAACAAGAAACAAACGAAATTGTTTATTATAATGAAAAGTTAGACATGTATCTTTGGGGCGTTACACATTTCGGAACTAGTTGGAATTATGTATTGACAAATATCGAAATTGATTGGTAGGTGCTGGCAATGGTAACTCGCAAGCAACTTAACAAAATGAATAACGTTCAAGTGCTCATACTTGCATTACTTAAATTCTATTTCTATATTTGTTTTGATCTATTACTTGTGGGAATATTTTTAGGCCTATCAAACATAGTACTACCATTAATATATAAATAAGGGGGGTGTTGAAATGTTAAAAATAGAAAATGTTAACGATCAAAAAATTTATTACATTAAAAATAAATATCTATGTGAATGTGGTGTATTGAATGAAAAAAATGTATGTAATGTATTAGTAAAATATAAAGAAAGGAAATTAAAAAATGACTAAAAAAGAGTATTGTCTATCGCATGATCATATAGCATATTATAGTGGAGTCGGTGGCATTGAAATACATGGAGTTGAGGGCGATTATATATATTGTACTAGTTCCGCATGGTATCCACCTAAAAAATATCATAAAGTCAAAATTCATTATGATTATAATGATAATGATTATATAGTTGTACGTGGTTATAAAGTACCATTAAATGAATGTATACGCTTTGGAACTATGTGGGGATAAAAAAAGGAATAAAAAAGAAAGTAGGTAAAATGTATGGAAATTGAAAAGCTAAAACAATTTAAAGAGTTTATAAACTGTTATGATATTGTAGGAAAAGCCTACAACCTATGCGAAAATAACGATTATTGTTATTTACGTCATGATGGTATCGGAACTTATAATATTAATGAGTGTTTAGACATGATCGAAAAAGATGGAAGTATTGAGACTATAAAAGGCTATATTACTATTGAATGTCACCACATATATGGTTATGTGGATATAATACATATACCGATTACTATATATTTAGATGAGTGGGACGATGAAGAAAAACAATATAATTGTGAAAGCTATACAATTAATAGCGATATAAAAGAGTGGTATTAATTAAATGATAGATCAACTTACAACTATACTTGTATTTATATTACTTCTTGCGTTTATATTTAAATACTGGTTATGGATTATATTATTATTTATCCTAACATTTATTATTATTTATTTGTTATGCTAGTTTGAACTAAAATGTTTAACTAGCTTTTTTATTGTCTTTTTTCTTCTCTTTGCTGCTAAAACTGTTTACATGATCTAGAAATAAATTGTTTATGAAATAAAGACATAAATATATATGCGTTTGCGGTCATGGTTTGAAAATCGCAACAGGAATTTACGACTATACACACCCCATGGCTTCCCTCTCGACCAAACCACATTTTTTACACCTAGCACTGTACACAACAGAGTGCTAATCAAATAATAATAACCACCCCCTTTTTTAGATAAAAATTTTTGGAAATCGAAATTTTACGTTTTGAAAAAAATGAGTTCATGTGTTTTTGCGAGGGGTAAACGAGAGGTAAAAACGTCCACATAGAAATCATTTATAATGTAGGGAGGTAGAGAAAGAGAGGATGAGAAAATGCCAAGGGCAAAGAGTGTTTCAGAATTAAAGCGTGAGGATGAAGCTAAAAGGTTCTTTGACGAGTATTCAAAGAGTGGGAATATTACGAAGTCCATGCAAAAGATTCGTCCTGATTTAAGCGATAAGAGTGCTTATAACAAGGGATATAAGATATTAAACAGTCCTTTATTTAGGAATGTCATACATGAGAGGGTAAAAAAGAGAGATCAAAGGAGTGTTATGACAGTAGAGCAACGCAGACAATGGCTTAGCGATAACATTCAAGACGAAGAAAAGGACATGAAAGACAGATTAGGCTGCTTAAAAGAGCTAAATAGAATGGATGGCATTGGAAAGAGCAATATTTTAAATGTTGGAAGTGTAAATAATATTACTGTTGAGCAGAAAAGAGCGATTGCAGAGGAAAGAATCAACGATATATTAGGAATCAACATGGGAAGTGAGTTTTTAGATGCCGAGGTAATAGAACACGAGGAGGACGATAACAGTGAAGAAACAGACTCTTAGTGTTACGGAACAGTATTTTAAGGATGTAGAGGACTTAAAAGAGGCTAAAGCTATTAATAAGAGCCAAGAAGAAGTTGTTAGGTTGTTGAAGGGAGCTACCCCGAAGTATAAATTAAAGAATTGGACGAGAGGATATATCCCCGAACATTACAAACGACTAAATATTTCTAGACAAGAAGCTTTTAGACTTGCGGTTATCGGTGCAAGAGAGGCTTTGACATATTTTCAAGTCAATCTTCACTTTACGCAAGCTATGTTGTTCGGTGCGGTTGTAGAGGGATACGATACAATCTATGCAATTACTACTTCTCAGTATGGCAAAAGTTGGACTTTAGGAATGATTGCTATTTATCGTGCTTATAAAGGACATCAAGTACGAATTGCGGCCGCAACAGGAGAAACCGCTACTATCATCATGTCCAAAGTTATCGGACATTTACAAAACGCAGACGAGTCTATTCAGAGTTCTGTATTAGATTCAGGAAACAAGATTGAAAAATTACAGACTTCTACTTCAAAAACTAAAATTTCCTTCAAGGGTGGAGGATGTGTAGAAATCGTTACATTAGGTGGAAACAGTGTAGACCCGAAGAAGAACAACAACGCTATCGGTAAGGGTGGAGATTATATTATTGACGAAGCGGCCCAAGTTAGTGAAGATGCGTATGCCGAGATAGGACGAAGGGAATTTTCAAGTGTTGACGGTTCAAAAGAGCTTGAAATTGCTATTTCCAACCCACACAAACGTGGAGAGTTCTACGATTGCATGACAAACGAGAAATACCCCGAAGGAACATTAGTTGTTTGGATGGATGTACGTACTGCTTACGAAGAAGATCGTATGAAAAGTGCATCTCAGATACTAAATTCTCATTTTTACAAGAATAGAAGTACTTGCCAACGCTATTTAGTGTGCGAATTAGAGGAATTTTCAGACGAAAGTATGTTCAAAACCATGACTTTAGACGACGATAAAGCCGATAATTCTTATAAAAAGCGTTTTTTCTTAGGTATTGACTCGGCTTATACAGGAAAAGACGGTATAGATGTTGCTTTATGCTCTCAAAACAGATACGGAAACTGTAAAATCGAGACGATTTACAATCTTAAAGAGGGCATTTGGGTACAAGGAGTCACATCTGAGAAGATTATTACCAAGATTGTTAAGATTATTGAGACATTAAACATCAAATATGTTTGCGTTGACGTTGGTTTCGGTACATGGTTGACCGAAGGATTGTCAAAATACTCGGATAAGCTAGGATTTATCCTTGAGGGTGTCAATTTCCAAGGAGGGCCAACAAAAACACGTATCAAGGCAAGACATTACAGTGCGGTTTATGCATTTAATCTAAGAGCGGAAATGTATTTAGACTTTCAGCAGCTAATGGACAGTAAGAAATTGACTTTCACAACGGAAGTTGCCAAAAGATTGAAGCCTGAATTACTTGCTACAAGGACTGTATCGAAGAACAATAAGAAGATAGCCATTATTCCTAAGGAAGAGATAAAACAACGCTTAGGACACTCTCCTGATGCCCTAGATTCCTCAGTACTTTCTGTCCGCAGTTGTTTAATGTATAATCTAAGCAGTGAAATACTTGCGTATGCAGAGAACGATTAGGAGGTGCTAATTTGAGTCGAAGAACAAAGAAAAGACAAAAGGATAGAGTTAAACTAGCATCCAATACCTATGTGTCACCTAACATTTCGCACAATATTCACAGTTCTAATGCAGAAACCGAAGCCGAAAAGGTAATGGAAGCTATGTTAAACTGCAATTCAGATTGCATCAACGGATTTATAAAGACAAACTTTAAGAATCAGTTTGATGAGATTGATTGGATGATAGACAATCTACCAACGCTGCCTTACGTTATCGGTAAGGTTATTGACTTTATATTCTCAAATGGAATCACAACGGGTGATGAGAATTTAGACAAGAATGTTCTTATGCCATTCCTTTACAAACACAATGTGCAAGGTGTTACAAACTATTCCGTACTTCAAAATGCTATTATGCAGTCTTTATTGTACGGAAAATGCGGTATTCGTTGGCTAGACGAAGATAAAGGAATTGTTACAGAGAATTATCGTAATTATGTTTCTATCATGCGTGAAGATGATGAATATAAAGGCTTTAGAGTTCCTATCTGTTATGCTATGTCGGCAGACGATAAAGAACCTATCTCATTAGGAACAAAGGAAATCGACTTTGACGAAGCGTTATTCCTTAAAACGGGCAAATTAATGTCAAAAGATGGAACAATCATTGTAGAGATTCCTGATAATTTCTGCAATTTAAGAAACGGAACAGACCATGAGAACGGATTATCTTGTTTATTACGTGATAAACAACGTCTAAAGCTATTAGGTGCGGTTTACGAGCGTTTGAATTACGATATTCAGTATGATGGCCCTGGACGTTTGATTTTTTGGTTGAAAGACGGATTTGCCAAGGGAGATACAATTGATTTATCGGCTTCCCAAGTCTTAGACGAATCATCATCAAGTAAAGCAGACAGAGCCGACAAAGCAAGAATTGAAGCACAACGTTTAGGTCAGGAAATCAGAAACTCAAAATCAGACAATGTAATCCTTGCAAGTTCTATTTTTGATAAAATGGATCACTTGCCTCGTGTTACAAAAGGTACAGAGTTCTTAGAATACCTTCAAATGAAGGAAGGTTCTATTATTTGTCAGTGTTTCGGACTTACTCCTGAATTAATCGGTTTAGGGGATGTATCAGGAAACGTATCTATGGAAAGAATCATAGACAACGCCATGACAAATACAATCGTACCAATGCGAGAAAGGTTCGCCACTCAGATTTCTCCTATGTTAAGTGAGAAATTAGGTGTACCGAAGGTTTATTTTGATAAATACGAATTGAAAGAACAACAAGACAAGTCTGCAAAGACATATAAATTGGCATTGTCAGTTACTCAAATCGTAGGTGCTATTGTCAACGGAGCAGAAGCGTTAGACAAGAGCACAAAGAATTACATGATGGAATCAGTTACTAGAATGATGGATTCTATCGAGAAAACGCTATAGCGAGAGGAGAAAATAAAATGGAAATGGATATTTTAAAAAGTATCTTATCTGAAAATGAGGTAACACCTCTAGGAAGTTTGAATGGGACTCCGTTATATTCATTTGAAGATGCACAGAGAATCAACAAAATTGGATTGGTAAAAGAGAAAATCCAAGGTAAAGAGGTTGAATTTGGTGAAAGACCTATGCGACCTGATGGATTAGGGTATTTGGAAACAAAAGCCAATGCAATTGCAGTTCCAACTTCTTTCTTTGAGAACAGATACAGAAAAGTAGAAATCGTAAAAACTGTTGCCAATGAAAAAACAAAGAAGGAAGAAACTGTTAAAGATGTATATTACGAAGTCGTAACAGACTACAGAGCTTGCAAAGAACAGGCTAGTGGACGTGTATATACAACTACAATTCCTGTATATCAGATTGGAGCTAAGAAAGATTCAAAAGGAAATGCTGATTTATTCTTAATTGGTCAAAGAAATATTTCAGATACAGACTTTATCAACGAGTTCAAAGGTAAATTGAACAAAGAATCAATGGTCAAGATTCTTAAATTGATTGGTAATAACCAAACAAAACAAGTAGAAGATACATTAGAGTTTTAATGAGAAGTAAAAAGTAGAAGAAAACAAGGCAATATTTGGAAATAAACAAAAGGTATAAACAGTTTTCACTGTCTATATAGATTTTTGCATATTTCGAGGTATTGCCTTTTTATATGCAAATTAACGAAAGGAGATACATAAATGTCAATTAAACGTAGTTTCACTGTAAAAATCACTTTTAAAGAAGGGTACGGAGGCCCTATCACTTTAACAGGGAAAGATGCAACTGCTTTTAATACTGCTTGGAATAACAAATTGAATGACCAAGACGGAGCTATTGGATTTGAATGGCCAGTTATTACGACAACAGGTGAAGCATCTAGTCAAAAAACAGTAACAACTTATACTTCATTCTTATTCTGTAATGTAGCAAAAGTAGAACGCTCAGAACAAACAGAAACAAAGTATACAGACGATCAATGCCATGATGCTTAGAAGGAGAGACCATGCAAAACAACGTACAAACTATTAACGGTGTTACTTGGTTCGATTCCCTAGAAGAAAGAAATGCTTTCTTAAAGCAAAATGGTAGACATGAGTTCGCATTGGAAGAAGCAGCAAAGAACGCAAAACAGTATTTGAAACTTCTTGATGTAATAGAAGAAAAAACGCAAATTGACGTTTATTCAAAATTAGATAGCGGTACTTTGCTATACGGGTATGTAGTTCTAGAACCTAAGAAGAAATACAAGATTCCCGAAGATAAAGTTTTGTTAGAAGCACTTAGAAACAAAACTATTCAAAAAAGATATGATTCCACAATGGAAGAAATCTTAAAAGGAGCAAAGATTCCATACGAAGTCAAGAAATGTAACTCATGTGGTGGAAGGATTCAGAAATTATTCTATAAGCCCGTAATCGTAGTAGAAACGGAGACTAAGAAATAATGCCACAAAAGAAAAGAGTTCCAACATATGTAGAAAGCATTAAAGATAGCCTTGATCGCAGAAAAAAAGGAAAAGCATTTTATGACAATGCAATCACTTTATCTAGCGTAGATAAAGAAAACCATTATGTCAGTGTGAACCTATCATCAGGGTACGTAGAAAACAAACCTACACGTCTTATTGACGAGGGGGCAATAACATATGAGGGTGGAGATGATATTCGTCTATACATCAAAAAAGGGGCAGTACAAGCGTTCTACGATAGCTTGAGTTCTGATTATGTAGGATATATCAACTTAGCTCACATTGACATTACATCACTCCCTTTAAACTTAGGTACATGGACTAAAGATGATTTAACGGTTGTCGATATTGGGGATGGAAGAAAAGGTCTTGATGTAAATGTCAAACTAAACAGGGAATTGCACATTGTGCAAGATTTATTGAAACAAGAAATACCATTGAGTATTAGTGCAGAACTGAGAGGAACACTCGATTTTGAATCGTCATTTAAATTTAATGCACCTTTCTACAACGAAATCGAGATTTCTGGTTTCTCAGTTGTTGCAAATCCAGCCAATGTAAACAGTACAGGCGAAAATTTAAACAGTAAAGGAGACTCAGAAATGAACCTATGGGAAAAGATTTTAAAGTTGAGTTCTGAAAATAAAGAAGAAAAGAAGAACGAAGCTTTAGAAAACAAAGAGGAAGAAAAAGAAGAAAAAGAATCTTCTAAAGAAGATAAAGAACCTGAAAGCAAAGTAGAAGGAACAGAAAACAAAGAAGAAGCTAAAAAAGGTGAAGAAACTTTGGAAACTGTTGAAATGTCTAAGGACGACATGGAAAAAATCAACAAATTTATGGATGCTTTTGAAGCTTTAAGTGCAAAAGTTGAAGCATTAGAACAAGAAAATGCCGAATTGAAAGAAAAATTAAAAAATTCTAAGAAAGAAAAAACAGAATTTGAAAAGAAAGCAGAAAGCACATTAGACAGATTGTCTAGTTTGATCTCAGGACAAGCTAACGATAAAGAAAAGAAAGAAGAAAAATTAGCTTCAACTTCTAAAGTTAGCGGAGATATGTGGGGATAGGAGGAAAACCATGTTAGATTTATTATTTACAAATCCTGATAACACATTATTAGAGAAAATGGCAGTTACACCAGGAATGGTAGAACGTCTAAGTTCTAATATCGAGGATTTAACATCATTCTCAAGAGCTTATATTGATTATGAAAAAGCAAGACAGAATTTAGCAGCAAATGCTTCTAAATCAAATGTAGGAACAGTTGGTATCGGTACTGATTATTCAGATAACTCACCAGCCAATCCATTCCAAAACGTGTTCCCATTAGTTTCTTGGTTAATGAACACACCAGCTTCACGTAAGATGCAAGGTGCTATGAACCGAGGAGCATGGAGCGTTACAAAAAAAGAAGATGGCAAATTCTATATTCAGTTGCCATTCACATACGGAACAACAGAACCTAAATCAACACAAGGTGAATGTTGCTGGGTTCCGTTAGATTTAGCTAAATGCGGTAGCGATGCACCATTAGCATTATTGTGTTTAAAGAGCTGCGAGCCTATTATGGATAGCTTAGTAAATGAAACACGTAAAATCAAAGCTAATGACATGGTTTGCTACTTCCAACGTGAAGGAGAAACTATTAAAGAAGCTCAGAAACGTATGGATTTAATTTCAATGGCATACTTCACTGCTATTAACGTAATCTTAGGAACAATGGCTACAGGTACTACAACATTAAAACCTTTCCATGGATTATTGGAAGTAATGGAAGATAAAGCAGTTATCAAAATCGTAGGTACAAACGTATTATCTGCATTTGATTCAGTTGCATTACGTTTAGCAGCATTAGGAGATGGCGATTATAAATTCGCTTGTCACCCATTAGTACTTGAAGGTATTAAATCTGTTATTGTTCCAGGTAAATTCAACGGAGAATATCCTGATGGATGGACTCGCAATAAAGAAACAGGCGAAGTCGCATTTAAAGGACATGGATTTATCGCAGATAAATTAGTTCCATGTGACATCACAAAAGGCACAGGTGATGTATGGGTATTAGAAGGAAATACAGTAGGTTTGGTAATGGGAACTACTTTCCAACCATCTGAAAAATTCCAACGTCATACATTCGGTGCTACAGATACACCATCCGAAGGATGCGGTACTCAATGTGATTACTACTACAACTTTGGATGTGCATTTGGAACAGATGCAAACCGATTAATGGTAATCCAAGGTATCCCAATGTCAGCAGCTACATTAGGAGATACATTAAACGGATTAGACCTTGTATTAAAACCAACAACTATCGTACCAATCAACATTGGTGAATAATGTACGAAAAAATTGTCGAACAATTGAAAAATTATTGTTCGTGCATAAAGGAAAGCGATTTAGAAGCAGATAAGCTTGAAAAGAATGTTGGAGAACTAATTGATTTAATTAGTACCATCACTTGTTGGAAAAACCATCCATGTGAGACTTTCCTCTCATCTCAAAGAGAGGAAGTCTTTGATGTTGGTGAATTTAAGAAATGCGGTTGCGATTCAGGAATTGTACGTATACCGCTATTCTATCCAATGATTGACCCAACAACGATTGAAGTATCTGTTATCACTAGAGAAAGAATTACATTCACTACTCACAAACTAGAAGTTGATAAAGATTTTTCTTATAACCCATACGACAGTATCGTGTACGTTGATTTATCTAATATCGACTACAAAGATGTGTGCAATTGTGGATGTGATGAATTATCTAAGATCGTTGTCAGTTATGTAGCTGGATATGAAACGATACCTGAATGTCTATTGCCTGTATTCTGCGACTTTCTACAATTTGTTATCGCAATGAATAGGTGTGAATGTGGTTGTAGCACGTGTGAAGAAACAGATGGTAGTGATGTTCTTATTTCAGAAGAAAATTCTGATGCTCAGATTTCAATTAGTGTGTATGTTCGTGAACATATTACAAAAGCGTATTCAGAGCAGTTAGGTATCTTGTCAGTATGTAATTCAAAAGACACATGGGTTGGTGCAGTAGTATGAGAATTAAATATATTGGAATGAAAAGTTCCACAAAGAAAAACGGATGCCCTGTATGCGGTGCGAAAGCCAAATCAAACACATCTTACGAATATTCAAAACGTATGTGTTTGCCTAGTGGCCTAGTAAAAATCTTCCTTATGAACAAAGTTGAGGAAGTATCGTATGAAGATGGTGTATTCCTAAAAGGCTTTAAATACGTCTACGGAGGCAAACTTTATTACCCCTTTATCGAGGTGTAGGAAATGCTAAAAGGTCTCTTAGAAGATGTTATAGAAGCGTGTGAAGAAGATTTTGAAGGATTGGCTAGTGAATTAGAAGAAACTATGCGAGATGAAGCTCCAAGAGGGAGTAGATTCTATGCTCAAGAAATGACAAGTATGCCATGGAATGAATATAGGCCAGGTGCTTTAAAGGACTCAATCACGAAAGAAAAAGTATCTAATACCGAATATCTAATCGGAGTAGATGCAGACAAACTAGAAAAAGATTCTAGAAACCCTTCTCACGTTGATTACTCCCCAATGGTACAGAATGGAACGAAACGAGTTTATACGTTAGTGCGTAAAAACGGAAGGCCATTCGTTTGGGTAGATGAAATGGGAAAGAAACACTTTGCACACAGAATTAAGATGCCACCTAGAAAGGCAAATGATTTTGTTGCTAGAGCGGTATCTAGATTTGATGCAAAAGTTAAATAAAGGAGATTAAAAATGGAAGAAAAAGTTGTAAAAGCTAAAAAGACTCCTGAACAGAAAGTAGATGTTCAAGCATTTGTTTCACGCAAATTAAACGCTTTAAATCAATTAGGCGGAGCTAAAGCAGAGCGTGCTATGGAGCGTGTACTAAAAGCTACAATGGGAGGGCAAAAATAATGTCTAACTGCAACATTAACAAAATCATTAGTGACAAATTAAGCGTCTCTAAATTAACTAAAACTCAAGAAGTTGATATTACTATTATGAGCGATATTGATTCTTGCTTAAAAATCAATACTCGTAAATTTGAAAAGATTACAGGTACTTCTAGTGCTTATACATCACGTACTATTGCACCTGATTTAATCAATGTTTGCGAATCATTTGGATGTAAGAATACAGGTACATTGTTCATCACTTCTAAAGAAACGGATGCAGAAGGTGGAGAAGGAAACAAAGTACACACAAGTGGTGCGGTATTTAAAGCATTGAAAAATGCATTAGACTTTGCAGCAGGTGTTGTTTACTACTACGTAAATGTTCCTCAAGCAGGTACTTACACAATCACAACAAAGATTTCAGATGTTTTAGATCATGAAATGACTAACGCAGATGAATACACAAGCACTTTAAAAGCAGATAAAGAAGGATTCTACCCTGTACAGATTGACTTATCTACCGTTCCTGCAAAGACATCAGGAAAAGGATGGGAAGCAAGTACATCAGGTGTCCGTTTAAGTATTGAAGTAGCATTAACAGATAAATCATCAGATAGTATCTTGATTGGTCTTTCTTCAATTTCTTTCTTTGAAGAATTTGCAGACTTAGATTCTAACAATGATATTAAAGTAAGCTGCTTATCAGGATTTGATGGTGACGATACTGTAGACCCTGTAGATACAAGTTGCTTTGACGATTCTTATGATGATGATTCTGCTTCTATTGAGCGTTCATTTACAGGTACTCAATTAACATCTAACTACTTAACTATGAACCCATTCATTGGCAAGGGAGATAAATCTCAAGGCTTTATGATGCGTACTCAGGAAGTGGTTATTGAAACAGATAAAGAACATTCTGAATATGGTTCAATCCATATTGCAGACCACTTTGTTGAAGAATGTGGATTTATCTATGCAGCATTGAGCGACCAATGTAATATCACAGATTCTACATTGAACCGAATTAACACTCCATTGTTGGCTAATTTAGATGAGTCTCAATACCAAGTATTGAACAGTAAAATCAATCCAAGCTTAGATATTGAGGGTTCAAAAATTTACTTCAACAAAAATTTAGTAGGTAAAACATTAAAGATTTCTTATCCAATGACTGTTGATGTATTGCAACACTATGTAGCAAACAACGATAGCTTAAAGAATAAGAGAGCAAAAGTTACAATCACTCGTTATAGAAGTGATGGAACTGCGGAAGTATTTACTTACCACAATGCAAAAATAACTTCATTCCCAATGGGTATCCCTGATGATGGAGCGTTTGAATTTAGTTTAGCGTTCAAGAAAGATACTCGTGGAAACTGGTATGAAGTTTATGTAGTAAACAAAGCTAACGCTAATTTATAGAAATTGAGAGGCAAATGAGATGGAAGAACAAAAGATTTTAGAACCAACACAGTTAAATGCCATGATTGAAAAGTTAAAAGTAGCTCGTGAGGATGATACTCCTCACGCAGTCTATGGCAATGGTGGTGAAATTGCAGTTGTTGGTGATGCAAATAAGACAGATGTTAAAACAATTGATATTGAAGTGAGTTTTAGATTCACTGAAAAAGAAATCGAAGAACATAAAATTGATGTTCCTGAGAATGCTAAAAGAGTAGGGCAATACGTTATGTTCGATAAGAAGTTTGAAAATCTAACATTATCTCCTAGACAAGATATGAAGATGGTAGAAGCTTTAATCGAAGTAAAACCATTGCTATTGGATGCAGAACAAATCCTAGACCCATATAAAGAAAAATTCCAAGAAATCGAGGAATACTATGGTCACAAATTCATTGAAGGAAAAGATGGAATCGTTACAACAGATGCAGATGATGAAGAAGTGAACAAGACTATGGTTCAGATTTATGAAGCGTATATGAATGAAGCAAACGAACAGATTTTCCATTTATACGCTCAATCCTCTACAAATTTAGTTGATGGGCTTTATAAAGTTGTTGCAATTTTCTTAGGATTAGATGAATTTTATGAAGATCACATGATGCAATATTCAGTTTTAACTTGCATGATTAGTCTAATTATCAAATATCCTGAATTATTCAATGAGGTAGAAACAGTTTTTATCAAATAATTGATAAGGGGGATGATAAAAAGGATTCAGTAAAAAAAGCAAAGTCTTATGTTGCAGAACTAAATCTTTATTCAACCATGGCTCATTATGTCGGTAAAATTCTAAAAATACGCCCCAATGAGATATTAGACCATTGGGGTGTTTCTGAATTAGTTGTAGCCTTTGGGTACTACGCAAATCTACAAAGCGATAAAACATGGAATGAAATTAACGAGGCAAATAAAAATTCTAAAAAGAAAATACCTCAGATTGACAGATATGCGGTTCATTTCATGCAGAAAACAGATTTAGCGAAGGAGTCCGAAGATGTCAGTACGTGAAGTCGGTGCTAGGTTAGTCCTTGACATTAAGGATGCCAAAGCAAGATTAAATGAATTAGAAAGACAAATAAAAGCTATTGAAAAAGCTAAAATTCAATTTGCAGCTAACACTGCGGAATTGGATAGGTTGGAAAATAGATTAAAAGAAATAAAAAAAGAAAGAGATTCGCTAATGAAACAAAGACTTGCTATGCAAGTTGATTTGGATAATTTAGCAAATCTTAGAAATAAATTAGCAGATATTAAAGAGGATATTTCAAATCTGAAAAAAGAATTGTATTCTCTGAACAATAAAAAATTAGCTATCGACATTGAATTAAAGCAAAACGCAAACGATATACAAGATGTATTGAATGACAAGACTTTGAGCGAAGGTAAAAGAGACGATTTGCTTAAAGGATTGTACAATATGCGTCAGCAACTTAAATACGAACTTAACGAAGTCGGTATTGAGATGGATAAACTCCAACAGAAAATCAACAACTTCAACAAAGAGAAAATCAAAGTAGAAGCTGATATTTCTTCGTTAAAAGATGCCGAAAAGTTAGCTAATGAGTTTGATAATACGATTGCGGATTTAGACAAAGAAGAAATTGATATTAACGCTAAAACAGACAAATTAGAAAATGCCAATAAGCAGTTAGGCGATATGATTTCAAAAGAAGGCGAAGTCAACAATACTACCGCAGATGTTAAATCGCAAATTATCGGTTTTGAAGATAGTATGAATAAGCTTAACAGACTTCAACAAGCTGCTAAAGCATTAAAATCAGCTAGTAAGGTTACATTTGATGTCGGAAATAAAATGTCAAATCTAGGCTCTAGTATGTTGAACATTGCCAAGAATTTCCAAAACAATCCAATAGGAGATATTGGACGATTCTTAGTACAAGGTGTTGGATATTCTAGCTTGTATAGATTGGTTTCAGGTGCACAAAACGCAATGGGCGAAGCATTTTCAAACGGTGTTAAAAGATACGATACAATCAAAGTTGCGAAAAGAACATTGTCAACTGTAGTAGGTGATGTAGACGATTCTACAACGAAAATCCAAAAGATGATTGATAACCTAGATGAAAGCATTTTGGGCCTACCAACCACTTTAGATGACGCTCTAAGCCATGTTACGAGATTTACTTCAATCAATCATGATTTAGATAGGTCTCAAAAGCTATTCTCGGCAATTAATGATTCCATTTTGACATTCGGTGGTGATTCTGAGGGGGTAAACAATGCGGTTACTCAGTATTCTCAAATCATGGGTTCTAAAATGGATGCTCGTACATTGAGATCAATGGAAGATGCAGGTATGACACCAGCCTTAACTGCTATTGCAAAGAAATTTAATATGTCATTTGCAGAGTTTAGAGAAGCATTTACAGGTTCAAATCCAACTATTTCATTACAACAATTTGAAGATGCTCTGATTGAATTGGATGAAAAAGGTGGTGGTGGCCTAAATTCGTTGGCAACTATGGTTAAATCATCTGTAGCCACAATCTCAAACGGTCTTGACTTAATCCCTAAGAGATTTAGTAAAGCCGAAGAAAAGTGGTTAGGTGCATTAGATGAGGTTTCAACGGAATTAACAGGAGCTACAATTTACGGAAATATCTATAAACTTTCTCAAAAAGTTGAAGGCTTAGGAGATATAGGAGCAAACTTCATTAGAAGCCATAAAAAAGAAATTGGCGAAGGCATAGACTTCATTAAAACGAAGTTCTCTGAATTATTGAGCGTTTTAAAAACGTTTAGTTTCAAAGATTTTGTTGGTGGATTTAAACAAGGATTAGATGATTTCAAAGGAGCAATTGATTTCTTCAAGCCTCTTGTTAGCGGTCTATATAATTTTGCAAAAGATAAAATCACCGAAATGGGAGACGGAAGCTTTTCTAAAGGATTAGGACGTTTCGTATCAGACTACATCCAAATTGGTATTGGATTAAAGTATGCTGGTAGATTAATGAAACTCGGAAGTGGTGGAATTAGTCTTTTAGGAGATTTATTAAACGTTTATTCAAAATTCAAAGGAAAAAGTTTCAATATTCCATTCCTAGGAAAATTAGGAAGTAAATTTAGTTCTATTAAAGATGTATTCAAGAGTTCAGATGAGATTACTACTGCGACAAGTACTCCAAAAACTTTTGATGTAGAAGGATTTAAAAATAAATTATCTTCATTAGCTATCATAGCTGGTGGGGCAGGAACAATTATTCTTTATTGCAAAGCGATAAAGGAAATTGAAAAGAATGTTCCAAATGACATTACAACATTGCCTATGCGATTAACAAATTTGTTCTCTGTAATGGGATTGATGATGGGAGCTAACACACTTAATACAGCAGTTTCAAAAGTATTAGAGATGAACAATGCCTTAACAGGATTGGCAATGATGATTGGTCAAGGCGGAGCTTTATGGCTATTTGCAAAAGCTATGCAAGAGCTAGATAAGACTATGCCTAATGGATTTGACACATTTAACGATAAGTTATTAGGCTTATTTGAGTGCATTGGCTCTATGACACTTATTACAGGTATTCAAGGTGGTGCTGGTGTCCTAACGGGTGGAATCACTACATTGGCCCAAGTGCTAGGAATGGTAACAACAACAGGACTAGCTGGTACGTTGATTGCTTGTGCTAAGGCTATGCAAGAAGTCGATAAGAATGTTCCTTCAAACACAAAAGGATTGAAAAAGAAAATCCAAGGAATTATGGATGTCATTGATATGTTTGAAGGTGGAGGAACATATTCTTCTTGGTGGAGTCAAGTTATTAAAAGCTCTGAGTCTTTATGGAAAAACATGGAGACTTGGAATATTACTAGGATTCTAAAGAAACTTGTTACTATTGGAGAATCAATTTCAAAAGTACAAGGAATGAGTATTGATAGCAGTTCTTTCAACGATCAATTCAAAGATATTCAAGAGGTAATCAAGAATATTAATGATTTTGAGTTTCCTACAGTTAGCACATCAAGTGCAACAAACATTGCAGATGCAAACAGTATCGTTAAGAACTATACAACAATGGCTTCTAGTCTTTCTGAATTATCTAGCATTAATGCTAATTCGATAAATGTTGATAATTGCGTAAGCAATTTAAAGAACGTTGCAAGCGTTATTCAAGAAATGAAGAAGATTGTATTCCCTGATGTTACAAAGAATATTAAATCTAATTTAAACGCTACAAATGCTCAAAATTTACTAGATACATTGAAGATTTTGGAACAGATTGTTCCTGAATTTGGAAACTTGCAAGCAGTAATGACAAGCAATCCTTTACTAAAGGCAGAGGATATTAAAAAGACAATTGAGAGTATTTCTCAAGCGATTGGATATATTTCTGTAGCTGGTGTTGGAACGGGAAAAGACAAGAATATGTTGTCTTATAACTTGAAACAAATACCTGATGCCGAGTTATTTACAAACGCATTAAATGCTATCACTACTTTAGGAGATATAATCCTTAAATTCGGTACTTTGAATGTTTATTCAGATGGTTTTGATTTTGAATCATTGCGAGCAAACATCAAGCAAATTGGAGATGTAATCAATGATTTAGCAACTAACAAAGGATTGACAAAAAATACCAAAAATATTGGCAGCGTTGATACGACAGTTACTAAGTTAAAAACAATTTGTGATAACTTAAATTCTATCGTTGGATTAAATCTAGACTTTGTTAAGGTTGGAGAAGTTACAACAGGTATTCAAACATTCCTAAACAACATTAAAGGATTGAAAGTTGGAGAAGCTACTACAGATGTTGTTACAGAAGTAAACTCAATCGTTACTTCCTTCCACAACATGGCCACAACTTTATCAAACATGAAGTCTGAATTTAATACCTCTGGTACAGATATGGCAAATGGAATTATTGAAGGTTTCAAAAGTATTGATATTGAAGGTTCATTTGGAACTAAGATTGATAATGCTAAAGCTTCATTGAAGAAGAAAAGCTTCAAATCCGTAGGTAAGAAGTTTGGAAAAGATGTTGTGAGTGGATTCAGTGAAGGTATCTCTAATATGTCTAGTTCAATCTCTAATCAGATTACTATGATGTATGGATATTCAACACGATTCACAGATTTAGGACAGTACTTAGGAAGTGCATTTAAAAATGCGTTCAACAATCAATCAGGAAACATTAATACAGGTGGTACAACTACTCCTACAGTAAACAGAGGAAATGAATCACAAGGAAAAAACTTTAAGTTTGCTAAAGGTGGCCCAGTTTACTTGAAAAAAGGCGGACAACCTATCGTTATGAAGCCTAGTGGAACAGATACAGTGCCTGCTATGTTGACTCCTGGTGAGTATGTAATGAAACGTAGTGCAGTTAAGAACGCAGGTCAAAGCTTCATGGATAAAGTGAATAACATGGACTTAAAAGGTGCGTTCAAAGAATTGTCTACTAGATATGGTTCTCATGTTGGAAGTGTTGTTAATAAGAATGTGACTATCAACAATAATGATAATCGTGTTACGAATAACAGTATCGCTTTCAACGAAGGAAACGAAAGAAGGCAGGCTATCAAAGTAGGTAGATGCTTGAGAGGTTTGGCATAATGACTTGTTATAACTTAAACCCATTAAAAACATACGTTCAGTTCAATGATCTTGTAATAGACAGTGCAGAGGAGATTTCCTCTGCCTCTCTAAAGCAAGATACAAAGACTGCAACGCAAGAATATAGTTACGGACATGGTAGTTATGTTGCTTTCCAAAAGAATCAACAGTTTCTTACGGAAGGTGATTTGTCCTTAACGTTGAATTTTAATTATGAACATTTTCATGATGAAGATAGAAGATTCCTACGTGACTATTTCAATTTGAATTTGCTTAAACCTGGAAGGTTATGGGCGATTCAAGATAACAAATTGATTTGGGCATGGGCCTATGTCACAGGATTTAGTGAAGATTACAAAAAATACCAAGGCTATTTATCAATGGATATTGATTTTAAACTTTGGGAAGGTGTATGGCATATTGCAGATACAAAGAAAACATTCTTAGTTCCTTACTCTGTATGTAATATCCTTGATTGTGAGGATTTCAGAGATGCTCAAGAGTGCTTATCGTGTTGTGTTACTTGCCCCCCTGATATGGAAACTTGCAATTCGTGTTTATGCGATTGTGGAGACATTACAGAGGAAACATCTTTATGCGTAATGGGAACTAAAGCATTGGAAGATTTTATGAATTGTGGCAATTCATACAAGATTGTCTATGATTGCATCAAAGGTGAACAAATTTTCGGTGATGATTTGATTAAGAACAAAATCTGTAAAAAAGATTATTGTGTTGAGTCAATTGCTGGAAGATTCTACAGTGGAACAGTATTAGATACTGATAAGGTCAAATTGATTCTAGATGGTAAATTCCAAAACCCTGAAATTGAAATCAACGGAAACAAAATGATGATTTTAGGTGAATATGATGGAATTTTAACACTTGATTCAAGTTGGAACTTATACTTTACTGCGGATGGATGTTGTGCATCAGAGGAAGTAGATTTAGATAATCTAGTGATCGAAGATGAATTTGGGTTCACAGTACATCATGGAATGAATAGATTAGTTGTCACAGGCTCATGTTGTAAGATGGCTTGTGTATATATAGATGTTGATGAACTTACAAATTAAGGAGGCTTGCAGTGGCGAATGTAAAAAGTTATTGCACTGCTTGTGGAAAGTTAAAAGAAAGCAGTGCAGAGTTTATCCAAAATGGTGTTACAGATTCAATCTGTACGTCTTTAGGAAACGATACAGGCTTAAATCCTGAGAATGGCAATAATACGTGTACAGACATGGAAAATGCCAACGATTGCCTTACAAAGGGCTTATATGACATCATAGATGGATTTGATTTGTGTGATTGGAAATTATTCATGAGTCAATATGCTAACAATGATTACAACATGAAAGCAGCTATGATTTGTTGGATGTGTGGATTGCAAGACCAGTTGTATAATCTTCAACTTCAAAACTTGGCAATCGAAACACAATACACGATTCAACAGTCTACACCTGGATTGAGTGTTGAAATTGACAGACAAGGTAATTTCACATTCAGATATTCAGATTGGATTCACACAAGTGAATATACGAAAGTAGCGGACGGAGTTATTACAGGAAAAGTAGATTTCTGTATGAAGCCTAACAAAGATAAGAGTGCTACATACAAATTCAACAGTGTTACATTGAAACACTATTCTTATAAAATGACAGGAGTTCAAGCTGGTTCAGCTCCTAATGTTTCAATTCGTGTTCCTAACAAGAGTGGATCGTTGGTATATCAAAAAACAACAAACGCTTCATTTGAGGAAGATATTAACAAAACAGTGGAATTAAGCATGAGTGGAACAGTAAAAGCTGGAGAAACAACGAATTGGTTGCAGTTCCTTTCTATTTATGTTGATTGGATAGAAGATGATGAAATATCTCTACACACTCGTTTTGTAAATGATAACAAGGTAAACTTCGTTATCTGTAGAGATTAGGAGGTACACATAAATGAATAAAGATGTTTGTTCTGCTTGCGATTCTTTGAAAGCTACAAGCAGTAATTTCATTCAAAAAGGTGTAACAGATGCTATTTGTGCAAATCTTAAAGCAAATCAAGGGTTTGAAAATAAGGGCCATAACAACTGTACAGATATGCACGATATGAACGATTGCTTATTAGGTGGGTTGTTAGAAAAGATTGATACATATGATGTTTGTGATGTAAAAGAAGCTATCAAAGATTTGGAAAAGAATTTAATCAGTATCATGGATGTAATGATTTGTTCTGATTGTGGACAATGGGAAGAAATCGAAAAGCTATGGGCAGAAATCCAAAAGATTTGGAATGCTATCAGAGATTTACAAAATAAGGTCGGAAAATTTGAAGGCAGCATTGGAGATATGTACAGTGCGGTTGAAAAGATTCTTACAAATCTTAAAAACAGTGGAGCATGGAAACAAACAGGAGATACTGTATTTGAAGGAGAATTCAATGACGGAAGAAGCATTGCAACAGGTAATATCAATATCTTTGGTGGTACTCCTGACGGAAACTCATACATCCGTACTAATAATGGAAGTTCTGAGAATGATTTGGCTGGTGGTGTTTAATGGCATGGCAAAACTTTCATGGAGCTTACGATAACACAGGGCCATACGCAAACGTAGTATTAGGTGGAAATCCAGGCGATACCGCAGACTTTGGATTCCCACTTGCTACCGCCCATGCAAAAGGCTATGGAAAAGGTATCAACTTTTCAGATGATGGAAACTATGGTGTTACGTTCACATTAGATTTAGTTGGATATGGTGTAACGGATGCTGGTCAATATACAGGAAACGGAAAGTATGTACAGTATGGTGGAAGATATAACTATATTTTGATCATTAGCGTTTCTAACAACAATAAAGCCTCATGGAGAGAGATTTACAATCAAGTAATATTCTCTCATGCAGATACATGGCCATTAGCTTATTCATCAGGTTGGGAAACAGTAGCACAAAATAGTCAATGGAGTGGTAAGCTACAACTTCCGACAGATACAACACACGTTAAAGTTGAATTAAGAGGTGAAGATGCTACATTACCTTACGAGAATATATATTCTATTCAACAAGTTATCCCTGATTTTAGACCATGGGCAGTAAGAAAAGGTAAAGTGTTCTATTCTTTGGATAGAGCTACAGGATGGTTTAAAAAGAGAGTTAAAGGCTCTTGGGCCACTATTGGCAAATATAGTGCTGATAAAGCGAATAAAGAAAACCAAGGGTCAAGTAGAATCAGAAAAAATGGTAAATGGGTAGGACAAGGCAAAATTGGTAGTTAGGAGTAAATATGATTCCTTACTTTGAAATATTAGAATTTGGAAAAGTTAAGAAAAGATTCAGAGAGGCTTTAAGCACAATCAGTTTTTCAAACGAGTTAATGACAGTACCTGAAATGCAAATCACAATTCCTAACGAATACTACGATTTAATCTCAGGAAGAAAAGAAATGAGGGTAATCATGGATTGTGGAGTTTTCTACGGAATGATTACCAACTATAAACCCTCTGTAAGTGGTTTAAACATATCTCTAACGCACGTAATCAACGAATGGGAATATAGACAAGTCCCAACAAATTATGCGGTTAAAAACGCTCTTATAAAGAACGTATACGAAAGTGAAGATATGTATTATTCGACTCAGTGGAAGATGAATTTTGAAACTGAGATTGATAACGAAAAGATTGACTATGTTTATTCTAGACAATCTAAATTGGATGCACTTACTAAAACTTGTGAATTGACACAATCTGTTTATTGGAGAGTTCCATTTACAAATGATAAGCAAGTTGAAGTTGGATATTTTGGAAAGAAACAACCTGTTATGCTTTCTAATAAACCAACGTTAGGAAGAAACTACAGAATCATTGGTGAGCCAACAATGGAAACCAATTTTTCAGATGTTATCAACCTTGCTACAGTTTATGCTAATAAATCTGATAGTGGTATGTCATCTTTATCTCTGAGAGAAGTATATAACGATAAAAGCTTGCAGAACCCTAAGTTTCCTGTAGTTATTTTGAGGTCAAACATAAATAACGAGCGTGATTATGAATATGTAGACTTTCCTAAATTAGCTCCTAACAATCAATTGGAGTATTCGATTATTGATACGGAATCAGTTGGATATGAAAGCGGTGTATTCATTGAAGGAACATTTGCTTTTGATGATTTATCGCCATTTAGTCTAGAGGACATGACAAAAGACTCTAAAGACTATAAATGGGCCATTCCTAAAGAACAAAGATTTTTGACGGATACAGAGGAAATAAACAATGCTAAAGCCTTATGGCACTCTTTAAAAGACATTTGGAGCAAATCTGCTATTGCTGCTTTATGTGGTTCGTGTCACGTAGAATCAACATTAAACCCTAACTTATATCAAATGGGTGATGTTCCTGATTCTCAAAAAGGATTTGGATTGGTTCAATGGACACCATACACACGAATTACAAATTGGTTAGGCTCTCATGGGTATACAAGCTACACAATGTACGGAAAAGGGGAAGTAGCTAAGTTAGTTGAAGAATGGTCAACAAACGCTACAAATGGGCCTTGGATTCCTACCCCTTCATATAACATCACATTCCAACAATGGTCACACATGGAAGCCGATATGAATTACATGGTAATGGCTTTTATGGCAGATTATGAGCGAGGTGATACATCTATTGATTTACAGTATCAAAAACGTATTGAATTTGCTCAACGTATTTATGGCTTGATTCCTGAGTGGGAACAAGACGATAACGGAACTACAACCGATACGGATAAAACACAATCTCGTCCTTGGAACGCTCAGAATTTTATCAACACATGGAATGGTCAATCTATCGACATGGATGGTGTACCTCCTGAGCAACCATATCAATGTGTAGATGCTTGGAAAAAAGCATTGCAAACATTAAATTATCCCGACCCTACAAGAGCTATTGGCGGTGATGGATATGCAGATTACATTTGGTATAACAGAGATGAATTAGGCTATTCTCAATTCTTTGATTATGTTGATACACCTCAATTTGGCGATTGGTGCATATTCGGTAGAGGTGGTGACACACCTGCATCACACGTTGCAATGTACGTTTCAGATGCTGGTAATGGTAGAGCTAATTTCTTTGGCCAAAACCAACCTTATCCGTATTGCAATACCACAACAATAAGCACATCAAATATCATTGGTATTTTCAGAGTAAAGAGTGTTTATGTACAACAGAGTATTGACCCTGAGTCTACAAACGGAACAACTATCATTACTGATAACGATAGAATTTATGCGGCCAAGGTTGTATATGATTGTGCGTGTAGAAAACTAATTAATGCAAGAAGAAAGTTTTCTATCAACACTTCTTGTGAAGCATTGCCTAAAGAAGTAAATGTAGGCGATAGAATCAGATTTATTTATGATCTCAATTTATTGCAATTGGGAAGTTGCAATAGATACATGAAACGTATTTTAAAGCAAGATGATTGGTTCTATATCACAAACATACAAAGAGAAATAGATAAAACAGGAGTTGAAATAGACACATTGACTCTAGAGAAATTCCTAAGAACAGATAGAGACGGAAAGAGTGGTTAGTTATGGATATTAGTAAGGCGATAAATATATTAGCTGATAGTGTCTATGATTTGAAAGAAAAAGGAAGATATAATTCCATTCAACGTAGAAACCATATAGTTGATTTTTATGGGTACGAGTTCCCTAGATGGGGATGTTCAAGTTCTAAACCAGCGGTAATAGGAATGTCAATTTCTCAGGATTTGATTTATTATGAGCGTTTTGAGTTTAAACTAGTAATAGATAATTCTACTGCTACAAACTTTAATGTTGAGATTGAAGGAATAGACATGACACCATATTTCAAGCAGCAATTCAACGGAGCGTGGATTACAGGCAATGGACTATGGCCTGGACAATATTCTAACTTTGATGTTCTTAAAGCTTGTGGGTATCTTTCAGAGGATGAGAGAAATAGAATATTAGATCCAGGATATAAAACAATAAAAGTAACAGGAAACGGAAATTTTGATTGTACGTTAGTAAATTATCTTAAATATAGTCATGTAAACAGATAAGAGGTATCTATGAATAGATATGAACAAAGGATTGAAAACCTATCAAATCATGTAAAACAAAATCCTAGAGATTGGCAGTCTGCCATATCGCTATTGAAATTGAACAGTCAACAAATTGACTTTAAAAGAAAACAAAAACAACAGTCTGCTAGATTGTCTATCAAAGCATACAAAAAGGAGGTTGTGTAGATGGAAAACAAATATAGCACTTCGGGAATTGGAGAAGATATTATCCGTAGTTTTACACAAATTGCAAGTGCAGAACTACATGCTAAAACCTTATTAGAAAAACGTATTTCAGAGGTTGAGAACGGATTAATTAGTGAAGAAGAAATTCCTGATAATTTAGAAAAGATTGAAGCATTAAAGGATGAAATTGATGATTACGCTAACATCAGACGTTCTCAAATGCTTTATCTATACAATTCTTTCGGTGGTAAAGGGGATAGAGAACAGTGGTGTTTAGTTAAACATTTAAGTATGGCTATGTACACTGCATTTGAAGCATATCAAGCTTCGAATAGAGACCCTGAATTATTGAATATTGCTTTGGAGATTAACAAGAAGTTTATTGAAGCTTGTACAAAATTCTTAGGTGTAGAAATTACTTCTTGTGCATCTTGTTTTGCAGACATTATGAAAGCTGGAGGAAAATAATATGCAACCTGTAGTATGTAACAAAGATATGGCAGTAGTATTTCCTTTAAAAGATGGTGATTGTCAATTTTGGCTAGAAATCGTTGATTCAGTAAATGATATTACTAATCCAAGCAGAGACCATGCATATGTTGATTCAAAGGGATTGTTCTATATCTACAACGGAAAAGAAATTCAAGTAATCAATGACCATGCGAATCTGAAAATCAAATGGGGAAATATGATTGGCGATATTTCTAATCAATTGGATTTAATGGAAATTCTAAATCAATTCGTAAAGACAATTTCTGTAAACGGAACAAACATCGCCAAAGACAACGAAAAAAATATTGCTATTCAAGTGCCTATCACAACTATTAAATTAGATGGAAATACAATTAGTCCTGTTGATTATATTGTCAATCTAGATTTAGCTAGTGTTTATGCAAAGAAAACTGAAATCCCTAAAAATGTATCTGAACTTCAAAATGATGCTGGATATATTAAACAAGAAGTTGTAGATCAATTAGTGCCTATCAAAACAATCAAGGTTAATAACGTAACGATACCGCCTGATGAAAACCATGCAGTAAATATCGAAGCAATTCGTTATAAAGTTGGAACTTCCGACCCAAACACGACAAATTGCCCTAACGGATATTTCTACTTTCAGATAGGAGACTAATCTATGACTTATGTTGGATATAATTGGTCTATTCTTGCTAATCATCAAATTTGGTCATATAGTGGCAGATGTAATATGTATTTTCAAGTATACGCATGGAGCGAACAAGATGCTATAAATAATAGGTCTACAGTCCATACAAGAACTAGGATTTTAGTTGAAAATAAAAACCCAAACTATTCAGGTTATCGTGTTGAACAAGATTGGTCAGCTGGTGTTACAGGAGCGCCGGATTACAGTAGCCATGCTACATTAACAGATGGTGGTGCTGGTACGAGCAAGGAATATATTCTACAAAACGGTTCATTTACAGTTGACCACGATTCTAATGGTAATGCATCAAGCGAAGTGTATTATTGGTTTAACGGAACATATACAGGAGCTATAGGAAGTCCTACAAGCGCAAACGTAGTATACATTTCGCTTCCTAATATTGATAGAACCGCAGACAAGGCAACAATAAGCAATGTTGGAAGTACATACAAAACAATGTATTGTACAATTTCTGTTCCGTTTTATTCTGAGGAAAACCAATGGAGTCGTGATGGGGAAACATGGACGGATTGGAATAAAGTAATAAAAGCAGATACGCCTTTTGTAGATACATGGACAGGATTAAAGCCGAACACAAAATACACTGGATATTATCGCTTCAAAAGAAAATACAATGGAGTTTGGAGTGAAACAGTCGATTTTACTGCAACCACTAAATATCCTAATGTGCCTTCAAAAGGAAGTGTTTCTTTAAGCTCGGTAACGTCCAATTCTGCAACAGTTAGTTGGAGCGGATTCTCATTAGGAGACATGGCCACTGATTATTCTTATCAAACATCTAATGATGAAAAAAAATGGACAGACCAAGGTAAAGCAACAAGCTTAACTCTTAGTGATTTGAAGCCTAATACAAACTATAAATTCTATGTAAGAATGGTCGATAACTATGGTCAACCTTCGTTAGCAGCTAGTACATCATTTACAACATTGAACCCTGAAAAACCAAACGTAGGTGGTATTGAATGTACACGGTTAACACCGTATGGCGGTATGTTTGCTTGGTATGGATTCTCTGTAAATGAAGGAGCAACAATAGATCACTATGAATATTCACTAGACAATTCAAATTGGATTAATGTGGGAACTGATACGCAAATTCATTTAGACAATTTAAGCCCTGAAACAAGTTATACATTATACGTTCGTGTAGTTGATAACTTCGGTTCTAAATCAGATAGTGCTACATGCGATTTTAAAACATTGGTTGACCAATTTAAACTTGCGTACAATACAAATTTGTATCAAACAGAAATTCTAACTAAAGACGGAGTAGACATCTTGGCTAAGAATGGAGTTAACTTGATTGTTGATACAATTGGAAAAGAGCGATTAAGGACTGCCAAGGTTTTCTACAACGACAATGGAGTTATAAAGAAAATAAAAGCAGTTTATTTCAACAAGAAAGGTAAGATTCTACGTCATACAAACTATGGCAGTTAGGAGGTATATAAATGGGTGTTAGAATTGCAGAATTGCCTTCAAGCAAAGGCATTTCAAAAGCAGATTTAATTATCGTACAAGATAACGAAGCTACCAAACAAGGTACAATCCAACAATTAGATGATTCTTTAGGTGTAAGTATGCTTAGAAAAGAATTTGAAGCGTTGGGATTATCTGTAGACGAAGAAGGATATATTGTTCAGGAGGTACAAGAATAATGGCAAAACACAAAATTTTAACAGATGAAACAGGAGAAAAAATTGTAAAAGCATTGAATATCATTGCTCAAAATGGAATTTCATATCAACCAATGGATTGGCAGAAGGTAAGAACATTAATTGCAAACGGAGTCGGTGAAAGTGCATTTGCTATTGGCACACAATTGTTAGAGGATTGGACAGACACCGCAGACTCGAACAAGAAGTATACGTTGCCATGGCAAGTGAATCACTTTGAAGATATGACTTTAGAGGATGGAGAAGTTGTTCCTGGAATGTGGTTACAGTCGCACTATACTTTGCCTTTTGGTGTTCAATTTTCGCATCAGAGAGCGTTTCTAGCGTGTCCTGATGGACTTAGTGCTGGTACTTACAATTTCGATTTTGCAAAAGCATGGGGAAACAATGTTAAACCAGGAATCAACTACCAATTTACATTGACAAAACCTGTTGAAAAAGGTGGTAGATTAGCTGGATGTTACGGAGCACCAGATACCACACCTTCAAGTTGGAAAGTTTATTCATATGGTAAAGATAGAATCACGCTAAACGAAACGGTCAATGTTACTGTTGGTAGTGGTGGAACAAATCTAGGAAAAATCCCATATGATAGTAGAAGTGGAAACTTAAACTCTACACAAGAAATGGCTTATGGATGGAACAGATGGAAAACATCTGCGTTACGACAATGGCTAAACTCAAGTAAGCCAAAAGGGCAATGGTGGACTCCACAAGATCAATGGGATATTTGCCCTGACCAATTAGCTTCTAAAGACGGATTCTTATGTGGTATGCCTGATGAAATGCTAAATTGTTTAAAAAAAGTAAAGGTAGTTACTTATGCTAATACTGTTAATGATGAAGGAGCAGAGGATATTACATACGACTATGTTACGTTACCTTCATTATCACAGATGTTCATTAAGCCACAAACTAGTGGAGAAGGTGATGTACACACCTATTGGAAAAGAAGAAGTGGACGTACAACACCATGTGAATGGTGGACAGATTATCCAAATATGGTTGAGTATTCCGTTGCAAACAAAACATCACCTCAGCACGTCCGTTTGCGTTCAGCCGGCCAAGGCTATGCTTGTTTTGCTTGGTATGTGTACGCTAGTGGCTATGTCAATTACAACAGCGCTTCCAATGCGAGTGCGTTCGCCCCGCTTGTTTGTATCGCATAAATCTAAAATCGGGGCAGACAACGTACTGCCCCATACAAGGAAAGGAATTATTAAATGGCAACAAATGTAAATGAAAGAAATGTACCTGATACACCAACAAATAAAATGTTGGATTGTTTGTGGGAAGCTAGAAGCTTGTCTTTATATACTGTAAAGATTTGCTCAAACACAAATAATTTCCCACCTGAGTATTATCAGACAATGACGGGTGACATGATTAAGAAGGCAAAAGATATATACAGGCTAGGAAAAAGAGCAAACGCAATCTATGTTCAAGGTAAAACAGGACATGAAAGATGGGAAGAACGCAGTAGATACCAACGTGAAGCCATTTTCCTTTGTGTAGATTTATTATCTGATATAGATGTAGCAAAGACATTATTTAACATTCGTGGAAAACGTGTTAAATATTGGACTAAGCAAGTAATAACAGTAAAGAGAATGTATATCGCATGGCATAATGCCGATAAAGAACGATATGCAAAATACATTAATTAGTAAGTATTAATAAATACTAATACATACGGGATGTAGGTTGATTCTCAGAACGTCCGTTTGCGTTCAGCCAACCAAGGCAATGCTTGTAATACTTGGAATGTGAACACTAGTGGCAATGTCAACAACAACAACGCTTCCAATGCGAATACGTTCGCCCCGATTGTTTATCAACTTAAACTATATGGTCAACCTTAGATGTTGATACGATTTGATATGTGTAAACAAGGAACCTCATCCCTGCTCGTTAGAGCGAACAATACCGCAGAATATACATAAATCAGTGTATTTTGCCACCGATGTTAGAGCCTCTTAAAAAAGATGGTAGCTAACTATGACGGAAGGAAACTATTATTTTGGAAATAAAAGAATATATTACAGACTACGATCAATTGTTTGATTCTATGTTGAAATGTAAGAAAAATGTATCTTGGAAGCCTAGTGTTAAATCGTTTGTATTAAATGGTGTAGAAAATTGTTTGAAGATGGAAGAACAATTGCAAAATGATGCATGGATAAACAGAAAGCCTAAACCGATTGTTGTTACATATCCAAAAAGAAGGGAATGTTTAAGTATTCCTTTCAGGGATAGAGTTTATCAACGCAGTATTAACGATAATTCATTATATCCTCAAACTACAAAACATTTCGTTTATACAAATATAGCTTGTCAAAAGTTCAAAGGAACAAAGAAAGCTATGGATGTAATGAGACAATATCTTCATAGATATTACATCAACAACAAAACGAATGTAGGGTATGTTGTATGGATAGATATACATGGATATTATCAAAATATGAGACATAAAGATGTCAATGAATGTTTTTATAAGATGTGCGATTCAGATACTGCTAGTATGTCTCAAGATGTGTTAGATACACAATATTCAGGAGACATTGGATATAATCCAGGTTCTCAAATGGTTCAGATTGCTGGTATAAGCTTATTAAATGAATTAGACCATTTCATCAAAGAAAAATTACATTGCAAAAGTTTCATAAGATATATGGATGATTCCTATTTGATTACAAATGACAAAGAAAAAGCGAAGCAATGGAAGAAAGTAGTTTGTGATAGGTTAATCGAATTAGGGTTTGAGCCTAACCCAAAGAAAGCTAAAGTTCTAAGAATAGATAAAGGATTCATGTTTCTTGGATTTAAAGCTACGCTATCAAAAACGGGCAAGGTTTATTACAACCTAAGTTCAGAAAATATAAAACATGAAAGGCGAAAATTAAAGAAACAAGTCATTAAAGCAAAGAAAGGTGAAATGACAAAAGAAAAAATTGATGCAAGCCTTCATAGTTGGAAATCACACGCAGAATTAGGGAATACGTACAAGTTATTGCAAAGAATAGATGCGTATTACGCTAATTTATGGAAGGAGATAAAAGTATGATTATCAAACAATTAGATGTTTCTATCGACAAACAAGCGGAAGAAGAATATCAAGCTTCTCAAGTTCAATCTACAAAAGACGAATTGGCAAATCAAAAGTTTCTAACAGAATACGTTGCTTGTATGGCAGGTATCGAATTACCTGTTGACGAAGAAGAAACGGAGGGAATGACTCATGTACAGGATTTTGAGTAATCAGAAAAGCAGAGTGATTGACGGAAAGTATAGTAAAGATAATTATATTTTCTTAGTAGAACAAGCTTATAAGAAAAAGAAAATCACCAAAGCAGAATATCAAGAGTTGATTGATTTTGAGTAATTTCGAGTACATTCAATATTTATTAGATATTATTGATAAGCAAAGCAAAATCATTAAAGAACAGAATGAGATTCTATATATGAATGGAATTGATGTTTTGGACAAAGAGAAAGGGCGATAATGTACGTCCTTTTCTTTTCATTATATAATTGAAATGTCATAAAACAGTACCTCAGAAAATATGAGAGAGATGAAATATTTTTGGAGGTGTAAATTTATGAATGTACAAGATTTTTTAACTTTATTACAGACTGTTGCTACTTTAGTTTGTGGTGGATTAGCTTTATATTTTAAATTCAGTACAAAAGCTAAAACTAAAGCAAAGGAAGTTCAAGAAGTGATTGCTAAAATTACTGCCCAAGCAGTTGTTTACATTAAAGAAGCAGAGGACAACTACAAAGACACAACTAATGCAGGTGGCAAGAAGTTTGAAGAAGTTGTTAGTAAGCTTTATGATCTAGTACCTGATGCATTGCATGGAATTATCACAAAAGAAATGATTAGTGAAATCGTTCAAAGTACTTTTGATGAAATTGAAGAATACGTTAAGATTCAATTAGATAATGGAATTGATAAAATCAACGTCAAAGGTGACTAATGGGAAAAGTTATCACTATTGATTTAGAATATGTTTTATGGCTTCTAGGTTTCATTGCTTCCGCTTGGGGAGTAGTAAAGATTATTAAAGAGCTAAAGAAACCTAATGACGATTTAAAAGAAACTGTTAGAAAACACGAAGAATGGTTAGCAAGAGATAATGAGAGAATAAAATCAATCGAAAGCTTAGTTATCACACAAGAAGGGATTAAGAAAGAATTGAATGAACACTCTCGAAGATTAGGAGAACATGAAGAAAGATTAGAAGAAGATAAGCAACGTGGTAATTTGACATTAAAAGCAAACATTGCAATCATCAACAATATGCTTTCTGAAAACGACAAAGATAAGCTCCAAGAAACTAGAGACGAGATTCAAGACTTTCTGCTAGATAAAAACTAAGGAGGATGAAAAATGGGAACTCCACAAGAGTTTTATAACTATGCTATCAATAAGGTTTTTAATAATAAAGGGCAAATAATGAACATCAACTATGTTCAAAGTGTAGAACCATATGGTGGACAATGTGTTTCATTAATTCAAGGATTGATGGCATGGGGAGGGAAGCCATGTATTGCACGTGGCCATGCCAAAGATTGGTGGTTCAATCGAGCAAATAATGGTGTTTTAAGTTACTTTGATGTTGTTACGGGTGCTCCCCAAAATGGTGATGTGGGAGTGTCTGTAGGTGGTGATGCAAGATACGGACATATATTTATCTATTGGGAAGGCAGAGCACTTTCTCAGAACGTTCTAGGCAAACCTAAAGCTATGTTATGGCCATTAAACTATCAAGGTGCTATTTGGGGATATTTAAGACCTAAATTCTATACTAATGCTTCTACATATGATGCTTCTCAATTGATTAAAGAAAATGGAATGGCAACTTTCAACAATGATACTGCTATCGTTATTCATAGAGATACACCAACAGGTGCTTCTTACGGAACATTTGTAAAGGGCGAAAAACAAGTCTATACAGAAAAATGGGTAGGACTTGGACATAGATGGATTTCATGGATTCATACAAATGGAGTCAGATGTTTCGCAGCAGTCAGTGGCAGTGAATCATATGGTGTTGAGCCATGGGCCACAATCGGTGCTCCTGAAACACAAGATATTGAATTAACTCAGGAAGATGGTATCGCAACATTCATTGTTGATGGTGTGCATAAACACTACGATAATCCAAGTGGAGAAATATTTGGACAATGTAATTCAGGAGATGAGATTCGTTATTATTGGAAGTGCGTTACAAATGGACATAGATACGTTGTTGGAAAAGAAGGAGACAGAAAGTTCTTTGTTGCAGTGTCCGCTACAGAGGATAGAAGCCAAATGTGGGCGAAATTCAGAGCGCCTGATACAAATACTGAGGAAGATAAAAAAGAGCCTTCTAAGCCTTCTACAGAGCCTTCTAAGCCACCTACAACGGATTACACTAAGAATGTTAAGGGGTACGGAATTGATATTTCAGAACACAACAGTTCAGATATTGATTTATCAAAATATGACTTTGTGATTTTGCGTGCTTCCTACGGAGAACACACTGATAAGAAATTTGAATACTTTGCAGATAAATGTGAACAATTAAAGATTCCTTATGGTGTGTATTGCTATGATTATGCGTTAGATGATAGTCAAGCTAGAGCGGAAGCAGAGTATGTATATAATCTAATCAAAGACAGAAATGTTCAATTAGGTGTATGGTTTGATATGGAGGATGCAGATAATTACAAGAAGAAAGCTGGTGTCTTAACAAAAGAAAGATGTTCTTTCTCTTGTAAAGTATTCTGCGACTATATGAGTGCTAAGGGATATTATACAGGTGTTTATACTAGTACTAGTTGGCTAGGAACATTTGTAGAAACAACATATCCTATTTGGATTGCAAATTGGGGTACGAATGATGGTAATATTCAATCAGACCAATCTGGTGTAGGTGTTATTCATCAGTATGCAGCTAACCCAATCGACAAAGATATAATCTTCCACGATATTGATTTTTATAAATCAAATCCAAAGAAAGATGAATCAACAGACGATAAAAAAGATGAACCAAATACAGATTCTAAAGACGATAATGGAAACAAAATCAATGTGACAGGAATCAATAAATTGATTGAACTGTTGCTAAAGATCGTTGAAAAAATCGCTAATTTGTTCAAATAA